AGAATTAATCTCTCGGACATATTTTCAAATAACGGTTCTTGGATCTTCGAGACCAACCCCGGATTATGTTCGTAGATGAAGTTTAATAAATAAACAAGCGATTGCGTCGCAATAGAATAATTCATAAATGATTGTTCGAGAGATTTGGCGAGTCCATCCGGATAGAATGTATTTAATACCTCCATTTGATAATTTTGTTTCATACATCTCTCGGCTTTCGCCGCTGCGGCCCCGGCCACGCAGCCATCGGTAGTCGATACGCGATGTATTACTTTCGCCTGGATATTTGTATAATGAATTACGTCTTCGACTTCTCTCGTCGAGAGATTGGAGATCAGAATCACCTCCGATGGACCATACGACGATATAAATCTCTCGACTTCATCATATGTGGTTGGATTATGTGAGTCCTTATTTTCTGTTTCGAATATCGTAGCACGGCCGGTATAAATATCAATATTGGTCATTCCCATGATGAGCGTTCCGCTTCCTGCGGCAATCGTTCGAGAGATTTTATCAATCCAGATACATGCGATGTTATTCGAGAGCGCCGACCCGCCGCCGCCGCCACCGCCACCGCCACCGCCAGGCGCAATATCCGTCGAAAAGAATGTTCCAGGTGAATAAATCCCCTGTAATATACGCACAGGTGGGTTCTTCACGCCATCCTGGACATATACCACCGCTGTATAACCGGCATCTTGTAATTTCTTCAAATACTTATCCAGACCATAATCCCGAAATCCGGCCATAAGCACACCCGGGATTTTATTCGCCTTTGCCAGTTCGCATATCAAGCAGAAATCATCGATACGACTTCCCGAACACGTCACGCTGCCAGTGGCCGCCGGAGTAATTATTTGTCCATAAACTTCAAAGAAAGCTCCGACTTGAAGTAGGACCACCGTATTCGCGCCATATTCCGCGGTATATTTATCGGTTAATGTAAAATACTCTTTAATAAGTGCCATCGCGATTTAGACCTAGACTTATTAAGGAACGAATGAACGAATGAACGAATCTCTCGACGTTAGGGTTATATATCTCTCACGTTATACCTTTATTATACATTCATCACCCGCGTAATCTCCGCGCGACAAACCGGGCATTCATTTTTCGCCATCTTGGAGTAGCACAACCCGCAACACACTTGATGCTCACATGGGGAAAACCGCGCATTTACCTGATACTTGAAACACAAGATACATTGGTGCTCCTCATCGTCGGTTTCTGCGGGTTCGGGGAGGTGCGCTATTGATAACTGCTGTGTCGGTAGAGCCCCACGTTCTCCTTCAACGTGGAGTGTAGTCTCAATCCCGGGATCCATCGTGAGCCGTGTATAGAATCCAAGATAGCCAGCGCGAGCAAATTCGTTGTCGCATATTCGCACACGTGAGCCCGCCGCGTCATTTCTCTCGAAATACACGCTATTATTGTCGTTCCGAGAGATATTGAACACAATGTTCGGCGCAATATTTGCCACATCGATCGTTACAATTTGATTCGCGAGTATATTGTCATTCGATTCATATGTGTATCGTGATGTGTTTCGTGACATATACGATTTTTTGACACTTCGATGCGGGTCATACATAAAATCGCGGTAAGCCCATATCTGATAGGCGCGCGCCTGAACCCAATTCGCACGACCCATCGCCGGATTATCAACGATGAAGACCGAAATATCGTCAATATCTAAAATGGGCGTCGCCCTTCCGTGAAGCATCAATGCGTCGTGTATCTCTGTAGTAATTATTACACGATTTGTATTATTTGTATTATTTGTATTATTGATAGTCGAGCTATTTCGAATATCATTACCATTTTCATCGCGTAAATCGGGAATGTCGGCGATCCGCGCAATATATGTCGGTAAATACGGGTCATTGTCGGGGCGATACACGATATATTGATCCGTTAGATGAGGTATCTCTCGATAATAATGATGGCGTTCTTTATATTTGGTGTAGGCGTCTCGAATTGCGGGTGTGACATGAGATACAGAAGCCGACCACACAGTCGAACCTGGGATGCGAAGGCAAATGTTCATACTACGTATAGCAATCACGTATAGCAATCACGTATAACAATAATATATAACAACACAAACGGTTTATGTTATTTACCTTGCGCACTCAACACCTCTATAAACCCAATAATCGACTTAAATGGATAATATTGTCATTATATATTGATTGAAACTACATCTAATGAACGCCCTACGCAGAAACAACATTGACATGATTACCCTTGATGTGCGTATTTCATGCGACACATTCTGGAATTACAAATTTAATATTCCGATACGTATTGATGATTATTATAATGCGAATGAACGAAATATCAATCCTCCGCGCAACATAAATGCTCAAAGTGCTACATGCGAAGTTGGCAATATTGGACGTATTGACCCATTATTCGAGAGATTGGAGACATATCTGATCGATTATGTGATTAGCTCTATTTATGAAGACCTTGTCAGAACCCGCCAACAACGTGAAATTCCGATTCTGTTGAAGAAGGCGCGCAAGTTTCATATTCACGGACGAACGCTGGAGGACTTGCTATTTCCGGCGAGTAATGGAACTAGAAATACGGATACACATTCAATGCCGGAGAATACGGTGTATATATGCACGCATTGTCAATGAAGACGATGACGATGCGTGCCGGGTTGTCAATGAAGAGACCGACGACGACGATGCGTGCCGGGTTGTCAATGAAGACGATGACGATGCGTGCCGGGTTGTCAATGAAGACGACACAGACGATGCGTGCCGGGTTGTCAATGAAGAGACCGACGATGACGATACCGACGATGACGATACCGACGCGGGATCATTCATCGCCGCCACCCGACATGAAATTATGTAACAATACATCCTTGTTCGTATTTTTCACTTCACCCGTCAATATCGCATCTTCATACATTCGTCGCAATACATCCGGCGGCGCATTCGACCCAATTTTGAGTAACTGTTGGTCATATAGATATTTACGGATTTCACCGATTGTTTTTTGTTTCAATGTAAGGTGTTGGCTTTGAATATGTCGTTGTGTTTGTTTATTTTTTAACAACACACCGACAACATCGTCATGTTTTCCAATTCGGAAGCGTTTTTTATGCGTTTTACGTATCTTTACACGCATACCGGCAACCTGTTCGGGGTTCATATTCGCATGTTGGCTATTACCGAGACCGACGCTGCTGCTGCTCGATATACTACCGGCCGTATTGGCGGTATTTTCCGACGACGTTTCTCCTCCTCCACCCCCAATCATATCCTTGAATGTTTCTACTGGTTTTTTAAGCATATTCGTCGCCCATTCACGGAATGTCGGTTTTTTCCCATTTTTAAGACAACCGTGAGGCGGTTCTTCTTTAATGAAAATAGACGGGAGATAGTCGGTCGGGTTTGTAGGAATATGCAGTGGAGGTTCAGACGACGTGCTTGGTCCCGACACGTCAGTCGCGTTTTCCGAATCCGCAGATGCTATTGTATTATTATACACGTCTGCTAGCTGGGTTATGTTAGGAGATATACTAATGGGCGATGAATTCGCATTCGCATCAGCAGCATATGGTTGCGGTAAATCTGGCGCGAATGATGACGTCATTACATTCATGGGTGCGAGTGAAATCATTGGCGTATTTATAGCGGTAGCGGTAGCGGTAGCGGTGAATGGAGCCGCCGACGCTCCCACCGGAACCATTGTAGGAACTACTGGCAACCCAAGTAATCCTGTATTTGTTAAAATTTCACCGCGATGTAATGTTTCGGCAACCTGATTCATCATTTTCGCTTCCGGCGTTTTTGCTTCTGGAAGCCCATTGTTAGTGGTAGATGACGATGAATGACCCCGTCGCTGGGTATGTTGTTGCTGCTGACGACGTTTCATCGCCAAATTGCGCAGAAAATCAATAGATTGTGTAAAATTATCGTTGGCTCCCGCACCTGCTCCCGCTCCCGCAATAGAATCCGACGCCGACTCGGACGCAGCAGCGTTGTCGGCCGGTTTCGAATCATCACGTCGCGAGCGTTCTCTTGTTCGCTGATGTTGTTTAATTCTCTCGAGTAACGTTTTCTTAAGCGTGCTTGGTTGAACAATAGAGCTTGGCCGGATTTTACGTTCGCCGCTGCCACTGGTTGAACGCTTACTAGATTTACGTTTTGAACTACTACCCCCCAACAAGGATTCAGATGCGATTGTAATACTTTTTTTCTCACTCATGTTTGTGTTGAGTAATATCTTATATATAACTTATAAGATACTACGAGTATATATTTACAAATATAACGTCTTCATATACGATCCGCCGCCTCCCCGCTCTTTTCGTTCATTCACTTCCGGATTTTCGATAAATAATTTGAAACCATTCTCTAAATCCGCGAATGTTATGATTTTTTTCTCAGACATAGGAAGGCAAAATACCCGACGACTGTGGGCGATTTTTGTTTTTGTGAATAATGTTTCCATGTCTCGACCATACGTGGTAAAATAATCCATTCGCGATTCAAACCATGACAACGGTAATACGTCATCGGTCGAATCGGCGGCGGCTCTCGCAATCGTCCATCCATAATCATGAACCTGTTTTAGATAGATGGATTTCAATTCAGACGGTTTATATGGGTCTAATTTGAACCGCCATGTAAATCGCGAATTCAACCCTTCGTTCAAAGCGAAGAAACAGTCGTTGAGTTCTTTTTCGTATCCCGCAATAATAACCATCCAGTTATGCTTGTGCTCGCTGAGCGCCTCACATAGAGTATCTACGCACTCTTTCGCAAAACTGTCCCGCTTTTCAGAATTGCCAAGTGAATATGCTTCATCAATAAACAAGACACCTCCCAACGATGCTTTAATCATATCCTTCGTCTTGATTGCGGTTTGTCCTAAATATCCCGCAACAAGATCATTGCGGCTTACTTTTTTGAAGACTTTCTTGTTTAAAATACCCAGATTGCTAAAAATACGACCGATGATTTTCGCGACTTCCGTCTTTCCTGAACCGGGCGGCCCGTAAATCACAGTATGCATGAAATCGCCTTTTGTAGGCGACGTGACGTCATCACCCAATCCCAAATTGTTCTTTTTCATATTAAATGGCGGTAGTAGCGGCGGCATCGTCTTGAAATCAATCGCGGATGCCTGATATGCTGGAAAAGAATGCGTGAATGGATTAAATATGGGTTTGACAGTAGTATCGCTCGGGGTGGCTCGTTCATCATTATCTATATCGGTCTTCGGTTTTTCATTTTCATTGTTATTGTTGTTATTGTTATTGTTATTGTTGTTGTTATTGTTGTTATTAGGTTCTGGAACATGAAGTTCTTGTAAGTAATACAAAATCTGATCGACAATCGTTTGTTTTATCGTTGTCATACCAACCATTTTTGACAATTCGATTAAAGGCTCCCGTATCGCATGGATTGCGGTCATGTTGATATTATACTTTTTATTGTCGGCTAGTGGGTATTTATCGCAAAGCGCGATGATATCGTCAATATGTTGTATATTTTCACATATTTCGATTGACTCGACGACCGGTTGCGACGATGATATGGATGACTTCGGTAGAGTCGAAATTGGTTGTGCCTGAATTTGCGCGACAGGAAAAATAGATGTCCATAAGTTTGGCGCAGTAGGAGGAGCCGGAAATATTGATAGGGAAGGCGCAAAAGGAGTAAATGTCATATTCATAAACGGATTTGCGATGGTTTGGCTTGGCGGTGGAGGTGGTTGCTGCTGCTGCTGCTGCTGAGGAACAGGCGCCGCCGCCGTTCTAGGCGCGAAATTATAAATCCCTTTGTCATCGATATAAGAATATGGTGTTTTTGTTTTGTGAAAATATTCGTGTAATTGTTGTTCCATTTTCAATACATGTTGTTCGTTTTCCAGGTGGGTGAGAGGTTCCGTTTTTTGCTTCTTGTCGGGTGCGCCAGTCGGTCCGGTTGCTGCGGTCGGTCCGGTCGCTGCGGTCGGCCTACGAGAATACCATCGTCGTTTTCTTCGTGGAGGTTGTCGATTTCCGTTGTCATTTGTTATAGACATAATAATAATAATCAGACGACTTGATATAACGTAACGTCTGTCGGGGTAATATAATAAAGAATAACGGTTTATATCATATTATCATATTATCATTCGAAAACAACATAAAAATAAATTGAAGTTGTTAAATAGTTAGCCCCGATATACAACAATCAGGGTCAATTCAATTCATTATTGTTATTCATAGATGCCAAAACTTGTTAGAAAATCAAAGTTGTCGCCCGTGATTACAGAAGCAGCAGCAGCAGCAGCAGCAGCCGAAGACGGCGCAAAAATCAAGGAAAATATCGCTGCCAGCAGCAGCAAGAGCAGCAACAGCAACAGCAGCAGAAATAACAATAACGACGACACACACGACGCTCACGTAGAAGAAGAACCCGCACCAACATATGAGATGCTGAATCCAAGATATATCAATGAAACGGAAAATGGAGTGGAAGAAGACGAAGATTTGAAACACAAAATTCACAGCCGTATTGGAACTTATATCGAAGAACCATGGACGCTTATCGGATCCTATTTCGAAGGAAAACATCTGGAGCAACTCGTGCGCCATCAAATCGAGTCATATAACGATATGGTGAATGTTCAGTTGAAGCGAACGGTGGATATGTTCAATCCCGTGAAAATCGCATCCGACCAAGACTATGACAAAACGACACACAAACACCGTCTGGAAATCGAAGTCACATTTACGAATTTGTATTTGTCTAGACCGCAAATCCACGAAAATACGGGCGCAACCAAAATCCTCTTTCCGCAAGAAGCGCGATTGCGTAATTTCACATATGCGTCTATGATGACGGTGGATATGAATATCAAGTATATTGTCCGCGGTTCCGGAACAGACAGCGAACAACAAGTGACGACACACCACAAAGTGTTTCCCAAAATCCAAATCGGGAAAATGCCAATCATGTTGAAATCATGTATCTGTGTATTGACGCAACATAAGCACTTGGACCACAACATCACCGGTGAATGCCCCTACGACGCTGGAGGTTACTTCATCATCAATGGAAGTGAAAAAACCGTTCTTGGACAGGAGCGCGCCGCAGAGAATAGGGTCTTATGCTACAATGTGTCAAAGAACAACAACAAATGGCGATATGTTGCCGAAATCAAGTCGATCCCCGATTCAAAGTGTATTTCCCCGAAGCAAATCAACATGATGGTTGTCGCAAAACAGAACGGTTTCGGTCATCCGCTCGTCATTCAAATCCCCCGAATGAAACAGCCAATCCCGTTATTCATCATCTTTCGCGCACTTGGCGTTTTATCTGACCGGGAAATTTGCGAATACATTGTCTATAATATTGACGGAAGCGCCGCTGGAAATGGCGATGGCGGCGGCGGCGGCGGCGGCGGCGGCGGCGACGAAGCCGGAAAAATTAGCGCGAAACTATTAGAGTCACTTCAAGCATCGATTATTGACGCGAATGGAATTATGACGCAGGAAGATGCGGTTCGATACTTCACGTCACAAGTCATCTTCACGCCAATCAATATGGATAAAGAAAGTGGCGCAATCAAGAAACGCGAGTTTGCGCATGAAGTTCTTCACAACGACCTGTTTCCGCACTGCAACACCGACAAGCAACGGATATTCTTCCTCGGTCATATGGCGAATAAATTGTTGTGCGCATTCTTTGAAATCAACAAACAGGATGATCGCGACTCTTATTTGAACAAACGCGTCGATCTTACCGGCGCACTTCTGAATAACCTCTTCCGGAATTATTTCAACAAACTTGTCAAGGACATGTCAAAGCAGGTGGTTCGTGAAATCAATACGGGTTCGTGGCGTTCTACTGAAGACTATTTGAGCATCATCAATGATACGAATATGTATAAGATCATCAAATCGACGACGATTGAGAACGGGTTGAAGCGTGCGTTATCTACTGGTGATTTCGGTATTAAGAGTGTCACGAGTAACAAGGTCGGTGTAGCGCAAGTGCTGAACCGTCTTACCTATTCTGCTAGCTTGAGCCATTTGCGTCGTTTGAATACTCCGATTGACAAGAGTGGGAAACTTATTCCGCCGCGTAAGCTACACAATACATCATGGGGGTTTCTTTGCCCCGCAGAAACACCAGAAGGTGGAAGCATTGGCGTTGTGAAGAATATCAGCTACCTCAGTCACGTGACAATACATAGTAACCCAGCGTCACTTCACGCGTATATTGATGAATATATTGAGCGCATCGAGACTCTGAAACCGCGCGATACGTATCGCCAGGTGAAGGTGTTTGTAAATGGAACCTGGGTTGGGATTACTCGCGACCCGATGCGGTTATACCATGAATTCAAGCTCAAGAAATGGCGTGGAATTATCAATATATACACGTCGGTTGTGTTTGACTACCCAAATGCCGAAATCCGGATATGTAATGACGCAGGGAGAATGATGCGTCCGCTGTTACTTGTCAATCAGGATACAAACGACCTCTTCATCACGCGTGATATGATATCACGGATCGCGGCTCACGAGATAGGATGGGACGACCTACTCACGCATATGAGCGCCGCCGACGCCGACACCCACGCCGACACCCACGCCCACGGCGTTATCGAATACATCGACCCAGACGAGCAGGCGTTCAGTATGATTGCGATGCGCCCGCATCATCTATACCGCAACGAGACGGATACAACATCGCCCTATATTTACAGGTATTCGCACTGTGAGATACACCCGAGCACGATCTTCGGGGTTTTGGCGTCATGTATCCCGTTTCCTGAGCACAATCAGGCGCCTAGGAACACGTATCAATGCGCTATGGGAAAACAAGCCATCGGCATCTACGTGACGAATTACCAACGCCGTATGGACAAGACCGCGTATGTCCTGACATATCCACACCGCCCCCTCGTGGATACTCGTCTGATGCAGATGATTCAACTCGCTGAAATCCCCTCTGGCGCGCCACTCATCGTCGCAATTATGTCATACACTGGCTACAATCAGGAAGACTCTGTTCTCGTGAATCAGGGCGCGATAGACCGCGGGATGTTCTCCGCCACGATTTACCACACCGAGAAGGACGAGGACAAGAAAATCAACGGCGACGAGGAAGTCCGCTGCCATCCCGACGCATCCAAGACGAAGGGAATGAAGTTCGGGAATTACGACAAACTGAACCAACGCGGAGTCATGCCGGCAAATACCTTCATCGAAAACCGCGACATCATTATGGGAAAGGTGATCCCGATCAAGGACAACCGAAACGACCCAACAAAAATCGTGAAATACGAAGACATCAGTCGCGTCTATCATACCTCAGAGGAATGCTATGTCGATAAGAGTTACATTGACAGCAACGGCGAAGGGTATTGTTTCTGTAAGGTCCGCGTCCGCGCATTTCGCAAACCGGTCATTGGTGACAAGGTTAGTAGTAGAATGGGGCAGAAAGGCACAATCGGTAATATTATTCCGGAACGAGACATGCCTTTCACGAAAGAGGGAATCCGCCCGGACATTATTATCAATCCGCATGCGATTCCATCACGTATGACGATTGGACAATTGAAGGAGACGTTGCTCGGAAAAGTCCTGGTGAATTTAGGATTATTTGGCGACGGAACCTCATTCGGCGAGTATGATATTAAGGACATTAGCAAGGAATTACTGAAGGTCGGGTTTGAAATGAATGGCAACGAGCTGCTATATAATGGACTGACGGGTGAGCAAATCAAATCGGATATCTTCATCGGGCCGGTGTTTTACCAGAGGTTGAAGCATATGGTGGCCGACAAGCAACACAGCCGTTCGATTGGGCCGATGGTGAATTTCACGCATCAGCCGGCGGAAGGTCGTAGTCGCGACGGTGGATTACGTTTCGGTGAAATGGAGCGTGATGCGATGGTTGGCCACGGCGCGTCGAGATTTACGAAGGGGCGCATGTATGACTGCTCGGATAAATACGAAGTTCATGTGTGTCGAAAATGCGGGATCATCGCATCGTATAACGAGGAACGGAGTATTCATTTCTGTAAAACATGCGACAATCGCTCGGATTTTGCGCTGGTCCAGATTCCGTATGCGTGTAAATTGCTGTTTCAGGAGCTCGCGACGATGAATGTGGCGCCGAGGATTATGACTTAATTGTCGCTCCGGCTTTGTTGTCGCTCAGGCGCTCCCGTCGCTAGCGCGACGCCGCACCTCCACTCCAACCCTGTGCTTTCATGCGCAGAGGGCAGATGAAATAATATAACAACCATTTTTTATCTGTTATCTATATCACAAGCATTACTGAATGGAATCTTCATCATCATCGATGTCATTTGTCTCGGATGCGGCATCGCCCGACGCGAAAATCGCCCCGATTGTTATTGCCGGTGCGGCATTTGTAGGTAAAGCTGTCGCCGGCGGAGTTATCGGCGGTGCTGCCACCTGGGGCGTAAATCGCGTTCTCGACAACCGTTTCCCCGTAAAAAAAAACTAGATGATTCAAAGATATATGATATATTTTATACCTCTTATAATATATAATACAATATGAATTTTACTTTAGGGATTGGTTTGAAGGGTGTTTCCCCTCATCCTGTTTCAAATGGAACTCTGAAAGGAAGCTCAGAATTAGAGATGATGCGTTTTACGCTTCGCAAAGCGTGGAACGGTTCTGCAGCGAGCAAGAACTTAGGCGGTCGTGCGCCAGCGGCTACCCCCTTTCGTGTAGTGAATAATGCTGGCGACTACCTGTCGCGTCAGTATTATACTTCTGGTGGTTCAAATCAGGTTACTAGCGTGAAACAAAGTATCGCTTCTGGTTGGCGCGGTTTGGCTGGTGGTGTGCACAGTCAATCCGACGGCACTGGCGTTCCTTCTGCTACCTGTAATACCAAATTTGTCTACGACGGGTCTGATTACACGCGTTTTCGCAAGCAGATGGCGATGAACCGCAACTACAACGATGCCGGGTTTGGTGGCGCAAATAACGCGGCTCAGTCGGCAATTCGCGCGATTCGCCGCTAATCGTCACGGAGCGCGACCTGTAACATTCGATAAAATCACACCTTATTACGATGTGATTTTATCATATACCCAAATCAATCAACGGTTCTGAAATTTAGGAGGAACAACATATCCCTGTGACCTTGAACGCGAAAGTGCCTCGCGAACATCATTCACATTCGGCGCTTTATATTGTATATTCTCCGTTTCTTTGACGCGCATCGAGCTCTTTCCAATCGCCTGTAATTTAAGCCGCTCCATCCGCGACGACGCATCATGACGATTGTATATGAGTTTTTGTTTTGTTACTTCACTCGCCGTCGCCGTGTCGGTGATTCGCGGATAAAGTGTGCGCATATATGCCGCGCGATTGCTTGAGAATGTCGAGTCGTCGGCTGATGGGTAGAACTTTTTCGGCATCACGCCGGTTTGTAAAGTAAGGACGGGCATCATCGATTTATACGACAGGCCGAGCCGACGCACAGATAATGCCATATGTAATCCACCACCCGATACAGCAGAGACAGTGACACCTTTGTTATTGGCAACGCGTTGCCACGTATTTACATTCGGGTCGGTATATGTTAAAACCGTGACACCGTTTATCATAACAGTCCATGTATTGGCACTATTCTTGTCGTAAAGAACCCGAACGGGATACCATGTGTTTTCACCGGTTCCTCTTGGTCCGGGTGCGGTGGTGCTTTTTAGAACAGCCGTGCTGCTTGTATTTAATATATAGACACCCTGTCCTGATAATCCATTATTGACATAACCATCCCAGAAATTGAAAAGTATTGTTAGTGTATTTGTGCTGCCGAACCGTATTTGATAATTATCGCCGCCAACATCTTGTGTTGCTGTCCAAAAAATCTCTGTATTGAATTCGAACGAATTAAGTTCTGGATTTATTAAAAAATCGGCGTAGGTAATACTTCCAACGCTACTTGATTCTCCATTTACGATACGAAGCTGAACATTCGGGTCGGAACCGCTGAAATCTACGGTCGTCGCTGTTCCACTTTTCGTGACGTTCTTATACCAATTCGAGGCATTTAGACTTTCAAACGATTTTTCGATGAGCGACATTGTATGTATGTATGTTATGTATTCTATAGATAATAATACGAATCTTTGCCTTCGCACGGCGGTAGTATTCTTGTCCTAAATACATTTAGGATAATCTTTTTTTATCAAATTAATGTATAACACGCGAAATAATGTTGAACAAGTATTTAGTTGAGTTCCTTGGAACCGTTTTCTTCCTCTATGTGATTATCGCTACCGGCAACGCAATTGCGATCGGTGCTGCGTTGGCCATCGCCATCATGCTCGGCGGTCACATTTCTGGCGGCCACTTTAACTCTGCGGTTACGGTCATGATGGCCGCAGCTGGCAAGATTCCCATGTCGGACGTGGTTCCTTACATTCTTGCGCAGATTGCCGGTGGTCTCGTTGCTCTTGAACTTCACAAGCGCATCAAGTTTTAATTCGAGTGTCGAATGATTCGAGTGTCGAATGATTCGAGTGTCGAATGATTCGAGTGTCGAATGATGCGTGCGTCATTTTGTATCAGTATTGTAAATTATGATACAAAATTATATTGTCCTATATTAGAAGCGTATAATATAGGATGACTAGTATATCTAGCATAACACAACAATATGCGAAACAGAAAAGAGAAACACAGAAAGGAGGCGCGATGTTTGATTTTTTAGAACCATCTAATGACAAAACTAAACCGCCGGCGCCAACTGTCATGGAATCTGTTGGCGCAAAAGTGCCTGAAACAGCAGAACCGAAACCCGATAATGAAGGTATAATTGATAAACTTAAGGCAACAATCGGAATGACTAAGGATGCGGATGCGCCTGCGGATGCGCCTGCGCCTGCGGATGCGCCTGCGCCTGCGGATGCGCCTGCGCCTGTAGAGCCACCAGCCGAATCTACTGACAATAAGGCATCCATCACCGATAGAATAACTAATTTCTTTACTGGCAGCGAAAAGAATGATAAAAATGACAAGGTCGATGAAAGTCAAGCCGCCGACGCCGACACCGACGCCGGTGAAGGCAGTGAAAGCGAAGACAATGACGCCGCCGACGACGCCGACGCCGGTGAAGGCAGTGAAAGCGAAGACAGCGAAGGCAGCGAAGACAGCGAAGACAACGTAGATGAATTTGAAATGATTGTTCGAAAGATGAACTCACTTCGCGAAAAGTATAGCAATTTAAAAAAGAAACATACCGAATTGAAGTCTAAAATGGAAAAAGAAAAGAATGAAAAAGAATCAAAAGATGTTACTGAATTGACAACTGTATTTGCGGCATGTGATGCGGCGGAGATGGCCCTAACTGAATTAAAATCCCATCTTGTAACGTATTCTAAAAAAAATGGATTACCAACAGACAAGTTAGGATATAGCGATTCTTCAACACCTGAAGAACCCGCACCAGCGCCTATACCCGAGCCCGCACCCGAACCAGCACCCGCACCCGCGCCAACACCCGCGCCCGAATCCGAATCCGAACCCGCGCCCGAATCCGAACCCGCGCCCGAACCAGCACCCGCGCCCGAATCCGAATCCGAACCAGCACCTGCGCCCGAATCCGAATCCGAATCCGAATCCGAATCCGAACCCGCGCCTATGTCTGAACCTATGCCCGCATCCACACCCGCGTCCGATATGGCTTCTGAACCTATGACGGTTGATAATAATGCCCTAGCGCCAATTTCGAATATCGAAGAACCGGTTTCAGGCTCCGAGTCAGGCTCCGAGTCAGGGTCAGAGTCAGGGTCTGAATCCGAACCTGAACCGACTGGAGAAGTGCCAACAGTTTCATCAATACCAGAAATACCGGTAAATCAAACCCCACCTGAACCGCCCGCAACTTTTGCCGACGCATCAAAGGAGCAAAACTCATTCAACGGTGGCCGCAACCATTACGTACAACACCCAAATAAAAAACCACGCACACACCGCAATCATAAACGGCATGGTCGGCATCAAACATTACGTGGTCTTCCGAAATAAGGATCACCGCCGCCCGCCGCCACCGCCACCACCACCACCGCCGCCACCGGTTTCTTTTCATTATGAAAACATCATTCGTCTTCGTGTATTCATAATGATTACTTTTTTTTTACATACAAAATTCTATATAAAAGATACAACAACACGGCACTTATTCCGTAGTAATACAACTGTGATACTGTATCTCCGCGAATATCCGACAAGTCTTCGCCGTTACTGTTACTACTCTCATTATGTCGTTCGAGTAAGTTTGACAGTTGTTGTATAAGTTCGTCATAATACGATAAACGCGACTGTTCTTCTTCTGTGTGTCCCACATTCGCGCCAGACATATACATCTCAGACGACGACGGCTTATTATAAAATGACGAAACATTGGCATTATGTTGCTGAATCACGTCTCTCGCATTGATCTTCATATCTCCTCCTTCCGCGCCTATATTGCCACGCCCGAATTTACCGAATGATAATTCTGTCATCGGCGATGATTTTGGGAGGTCGATATTATAACTTAAAGGACTGCGTTGTGATGTTTGATACGCGACTCCGGAAGAACCAGCTAAACTTCCCATCTCGTATATGCCAATCGATTCGCCTTCTTTAGATACAAGTGAATACTGTTGATTATATATATCCGTCGTTTTTTCTTTTATATTCGAGGAAGAGCTGCTCACAGGCATACCATCAAACCCTTCCGCGTTTCTACATACTTTTCCGGATGCGGGGTTGGTACGTCCAGGAAACATACACGGATTCATCTCCACCATTTCAACCAACGCAACGTGTTGCGTTTGACTACTTTTCACATTATCATTATTCACCGTCTGTAGCGTGATTTCCGCACATGGTGGATAAGTTCCTGCCGTGAATCCGTTGAACAACTGAACCGGATTAAGTGCGCCTAAATTACCAAGTGCGCCGGGAATAAGACCACGGAGGTCATTAAATGTGCGTCCATCCGCACCACTTGCGATAAAAGGGATAGAGCCATCCGGAATATTATTCACGTAAATCCAGCGATCAACCAGTTTCTTCTCCTTTTCACGGGATTCATCCCTCTTTTTCTTTTGTTCGTTTAGCGCATTTTTCAATTTTGTAGCTTCATCCTCCGTGATTTTTTTTGCGCCTAATTTATTTTCAACCTCTTCATATGCCTTGTCCCATGCTTCGTCTTCATCGCGTTCTTTCTTCCATTTCGCGATAGATGTTTCACTACACTTTCCGGTTGTTTTTAAGAAGAATTTATTTCCTAATGGTCCGCCAGTTACACTTGCGTTGCCTGTTCCGGAGATGAGAACTTCAACATACGAAAGCAGACCATCGACATTATTCGCGAGTGCTCCGAGTGAAAACCCGGGCGACATGCCCATTTCGGAAGGCTGTTTGATACTTTTCCAATAGTCATATGATTCTCCTAATAATGATGACATTATTTACTACTTACTAATGAGATTAAATTATTACAACGTATATCTGGGCGCGCGGCGCGGCATATTCACTATATTGTTATATTTACCTGTCCGCCGGGGGAAAGTGACTTATTCAAGTCCTCGATTTGTTTTCCTAATTCCGCTATTTTGTTTGACGTTTGTTTAACCTCGTCTTGTTGATCCTTTACAGCATTTACATACTTTGAGAGATCGTTTATTTTCCCTTTCATTTCAACATACTGACTACAATCCGTGCCGCATGGTGTTTTCTTTAACTTTTCGGCGCTTTCCGTATCTGCGCTTACGAATTTTCCTGATTTTGTAGTGGCTTTTCCGCCAACTGTCGTCATTCCTTCAATCGCTTCGCGGAAAATAGCGGCGTCTGTATTACGATACGTATAGTCATATCCGAATACGTCGGCGTCGGCGTCGGCGTCGGCGTCGCGATATTTATCTCTCAATTCGGATACAGGAACAAACAAATGCCGTATAAATGAATGCCCGAGTATTTTATCCCGATTGAACAATAATAATATCAATAATCCTGCTACAATAAGGATGAATGCGAAGATAAATGCCTTGTATTTCACAATTGGGTGGGTGGTTGTATCATTCACGAATTGTGATACGTTTGACCTAAATATGTCGGCATTCTTACCAATATCATGAGACGCATCCGAATTCATATGTTCAAATACGTTATACTGTAACATACCGCAAGTCCTTTACATTTCATTAGTATTTTTATTCTGCTGGTCGGTCGGTCGGTCCGACTTACTTGTTCGATTTTTCAACCAATTTCTGAACACTTTTCTGCATATTCTCGATGATTCTTTGTTGATACTTGATAGTTCGATTGTTGGCTTGAATATCTGATTGAAGTTTAGATGCGTTTTCAATTAATCCGGTTAGTTTTTTACGTAATGCTTCAACAGCGGAGCAATCCTTCGGGCAAGTCGAATCCTTCTCCTTCGCCTTCTCCTTAGCCGCCTCGTCGCCCTCGTCGGCGTTATTTACCATTCCTTCGCGACCACTGCCACCATGCCGAAGTTTCATATTCTTTCGAACATTTAGATATACATCACGCACCACATTTCGTAATGCTATGTCCAATATCGCAATTACGACGCCAATCACCAGTAAAATCGCGAAGTTCGAGAGATTTTTTGTATAAAACTGAATATATTCCAGCATTATATTATATTATATTATCTAAATTAAACTATCTACCTGATATATACGAATACATAAAATGAGCAAGAATTTTGTTTCATGGCCACTTAATTTTAGAACGATCAAGGTCGCGATTCGTTCTACAAAACAATCCACGACACGAAGCGTGTTTGCCGGTTACACTCGTCCAGCAGAGAACGGTCCATCCACAGAAGGAAATCCCTTGAACGATTTCGGTCGCGACACCAAATGTTGCGAATTCCCTCAAACCAAGAATGTCATCAAGCGGTCTAGTTTCAAGCCGAGACCAATCAAGCACTGGCGTAAAAGCTTGATGCCGTCTTCCACCAACAAATCTCGCCCTACTATCGGTTTTATCGATCGTCCCGGCGGTATTGTTTTTAGAGGGACGGCGTGTGGATGTGACACTCGTGTGGCGTCAAAGCAAAACTACCTGACCGAAGATATTCGCCGCCCCTTCCTGCGCGAATGTACGCCTGATGAAATTATACAGAACCCCGGTTATAAACAGGTAGGCGTTCCAGGCCAGCCGGGGTCGTATCAAATCAACACGGGTATTTATGAAACGAAGAATCTCTCATTCAACCCGAAAAAACGTATTATTCGCAGCGGAAATACGAATGTGAGTCGCGCGTATCACACCAACACCGCGTCCTATCTTCAGGCACGATGCCGGACGTATCAGCAACAGCAGACCTTTTCGAAGATGTCAGGAACGGCAAATCAGTATGTCCTTCCCGACGGCTCACCGGCGAATCCTAGCGATTCCAAGACGGGCTCACAGGTTTATTATTCCACGAACTGTGGCAATGCCGAGAGAATTTACCCGGACGCGGCCGACCGCGCCAGATGCCGAACAACCGTAATCCATAAACCGAATAATGCGAAATATGGTGTTCAGGGTGCTGTAAGCGCCGGAACGCGACTTGAGAGATTGAAACTCGATACAATTACAAAGAACGGTGCTTCATTCAAGTCGGCGTATGGTGTCGCAGCTGGAAATGCCGGACAATACCATGGAGATTCGATGGGGTCGCCTTACTTCATCAAGAGCAAGATATTCAAACCCGACTGTAACCTATATAATCGCGCAGTGAAGCGGCCTCATTTGAAGTGCTAATAACATAACAGGTTTGGTTGGTCGATTATGATGACATGTGATAATTACGGGAATGCTGAAGTTTATTCTCACGTATATATAGTTGAAGTATCTATACATTCGTGAAATGTCGGGAATACATACAAAACGACGTCGTCATAAATTACAGATACAACATCGTCATAAACATACCCGCCGAAACCCAAAAAATCACGACGCGCTCTGTGCCAATAACTTTTATTTATGGGCGAATCAAAAATGGATGAACGAAGTTCCAAAGACACTCCCGAGAGAATTGAAATATATCCGTCCTTTAGACAATTTTAAATTAATACAGGATGAAATGTATAAAAATGTGCTTACGATGGTGCGTGATTACACCCGTGACAACCGTAAGAGTATAATCTCTCAACAAATGAAAAATATGGCGGCGTCCTTTCGGGATTTACATCCCGAGCCGATCATTCGGCATATCTATGAATTTTGTAATTTGTATAACGAACTCACGAGAGAAAACAATATCTATAAATTTCTCGGTGTGATGAATCAAAATGAAATGATAAAATACGCACTGCCGGTTGTATGGACAGTATATTCTGATGAATACACCCCCGGTAGATTATCCGCCCACATCAACGCACCGTCGTTGTCACTGTATGACTACCGGTTTTATTTGAGTGACGCGTTGATTGAAAAACAGATGAGAGATGTGCGTTTGAATACAAGCAATACTACTGTGATTCGCGAGGAAGAGCAAAGTGGCGGGAAGGGTCGCAAAGCCGCTGCCCACGCCGCCGACGCCACCGCCGCCGCCGACGACGCCCCTTATGCGAAATCCGTCGAATACATGAAATACAAGAAACGTATTACAAGCGCATTTCTGCGCTTTGTCGGGGATGTATTTACCAAGTGTCTTGGGAAAGATTACGAAACCACCCATAATATCAAAGTTCAAGATGTTTATGATATCGAATGCGCGCTACTTTCATGTATGAATATGATTGACCAGAGGTTTGATGACAATTATGCGAATATATACCAGTCGGCCGATAAACGGAACAAACCCCCGCATCTCTCCAGCATTCCGATAAAGAAGATGAAACACCGGAATTGTGACTGCGGCGTAGAATTGACCGACGAGGCTAGCATCGATACAGAAAAACGCCTGAAACTCCCACATTATAAAAATAATATTCGCGGCACAACACGTGTGCTCACTGGAGATGCGTTATGTCTGACTGGTTTAGACTGGCGAGAGATGGGCAAATGGATTGGATACGGCGAGGCGGAGCTGCCACCCTACTTCATCGCCAACCAAGTCGGGTATTTGAATACAGTGATGACACTCCTTAAGAAAGAATGGGCGTCGGATAAATGGAAGAGTTACTGGTATTTCATTTATATGCGCCAGCTCATATGTTTTCATGATAAGTGGCGAGAGATTTATCTCGATTTCAACGATACGCTTATTCGCGGGAAAGATACGCATTTTCCGAGAGAATATTTTCCGATTCTTGGGCTTGCGTATGCGTTCCCGAAGACAATGACGCAGGAATTCACGAAGCGATACAAAAATGAAGAAATGATCGCGAAAGTTCGAGAGATTGGAAATACAATGCTGGAATGTTATAAAGCCCGTATCGAGCGGAATACATGGATGTCGGCATATACCAAGAAGGGTGCGCTCAAAAAGTTGAATACGATACAGCTCCGGATTGGTGAGGTTGCTCAATCAGCAGATGACCCGACGAATCTAGACTACGACCCGAAGGACGCGTGGGCCAACTTACTCAAACGCAGCGTCCAGAGGACAGAGTATATCGCGAAGCATCACTGCGCGAAATCCGACAAGGGGTTATCACCAGAAGACATCGATGTTATGAATTGGAGCACGATGAAACTCGTCGGGTATCAATCCTTCGTGGTAAATGCGTATTACACACCTAACTCGAACAGCATCTATATTCCGACAGCTTATATGCATAGTATGAACGTTCAGTTTGGACGCGGCTACGAATACGACTTGGCATCAGTCGGATTTACATTTGGTCATGAAATCTCTCACGCACTTCATGTAAATTCGCGGATTTTTAACCACAAAGGTGTTATTAAAAACTGGTGGAGTAAAGAAGACACTGCGACATACGAACGTAAAATCGCCGCAATACGTCGGCAGTATGAGGAAATCTCTCGAAAGGACGGTTTTGTAATCGACGGAAATCTCTCGCTCTCCGAAAATCTGGCGGATGTAACCGGAATAGCGGTATGCGAAGATGCGCTGAACAAGTATCACCGCCATGTGTATGATGATGTAAGTGATATCACGAGAGACGAACATGTTCGAGAGAGTTCGTTTCTGAATTTTTATACGTATTATGCGATTCAGAATCGACAATATGCGAATTTCCGCGAAATCCTTGTTCAGGTTCTCACGAACCCGCATCTGAACCTGAAGATACGAACGAATGTGCCGCTGATGCGGAGCAAGACCTTTCGTGATATCATCGGAATCAAGAAGGGTGATAAAATGTATAATGACGAATTTGACGTTGTATTTTAGGCGTCTGTGTAATACAATAAAATGGGTATAAAAAATCCAGTTTATTGTATCTTATTGTAGTAAATGGGAACTACGATTTCAATGGACGTAAGTGCGTGTGTGCCGACGACACCAACGACGACGCTCGAGTTTGAAGATGCCTTACGGCAAGAAGTTATTCTTGTTCCAGAAGACCTCGCAGATATTCATATTGAGGCACCCCCTTCCACGACCGACGCCACCGACGACCACGACCCCGCGATTCATAACCGATACGGCAAGGGAAAGCACTGGAAAAGGAACTTAAAGAAGAAACAGGTAGCGGCGCCGGTCCAGACAGAACGCACGATAGAAGAGCGCCGTCAACAAGTGCGGCCGATAATTGACAGACTGATCGAACTTCAGATGAATGTTTCTTATCCGGCGATCCGCGAGTTATACAAACAACTGAGCCAGTTTATCAAGACGGGCGAAGACACGAAAATCAAAATCCCCTTCCCGGAATTCTCTCGTAAAATAAAAGGCGAATTATCGAATGCGCCTTATATTCCATGTTGGGTGAAGTTGGAGATGGAGTAAAAATATTATAGAAGCGCTAAAACACAATATTGTCATCAATCCACTTTTTGATGCGAATATTAACAGGCCCCAGTATTTTATTCAACCCTTCAACATAGTTCATATAATACTGTGTGTCATTCTGAATTTTCAGGAGTGTATGGTAAATAATCGTATAATCCTCTTGGGAATACAAATCCGTTATTTTCACGAAAATGATATCAACATTTGTATCAACTAAATTGTCAATTGGAACGGTCATCGCCGCTGCTCCCGCCGATGTAGTCATTGGACGCAGAGGCGGTGATGAACCAGGCGAACTCAGTCGCTTCATCTGAATCCGCCTTGGTAAATCGGCGTTGTCTGGATCTTCCTCTTCCGTGGCACACGCGCCGCCGCCGCCGCCGCCGTCGTCCGTTTTAGCCAACCGCCGCACCAACTCGGGATTATCCAGCATCCCCTTATACATATGAAGCGTGTGAAGAATATGTATTTTATCAGTCTGGTTATATGTCCGTGTCAAATTATTGATGCCCGTTTTCGCAAGTTCATTCAGAAGCGTGAATAATGCCGCATTTTCGCCGCCACCCGCAAGCACCGTCTTATAGAACTTATTGAACCGGGAAAACACATTATACAAATAAAAGACGTCCTCCTTCTTGTCATTATTATACCAACGACGCACATGTTGTGTATATCCAGGCGCCTGGACGGTTAATATATTATTATGTATCGCCAATTTACTCCCAATCGGATAAAACGCAAGAAACCCGATTTGAAGCAGTGCTTGAAGCGGCTCTAATATCGTCTCGAATCGTTCTCTCGGTTTTTTAAGTTGGCCTGCTATAAATTGTAAAGTGCTTTGCATGGTTTGTATATTACCATACATTTTGATATATATTTAGACTGTTTTTATTCGTTACATGCCGCCGCCACCGCCGCCGCCACCGCCGCCGACGACCATAGGTATCGATTTGTGAAGAAATATATTCGTCGATTGAAAACACGCATGATGAGCATTATGGGGTATTTCGTATTTTTCGCACCACGCGATACACTTATTCACGTTGGCGCGTTTATATTGCTCGAGTTTCTCCGAATTTCGATGATTCGTAATGATGGACAACGTCGATGTTATATTTTCGATTTGTTGAAAACTTACCATCGCATTCATGTCTTCTATCTTATTCAAAAAATATAAGTCATGTTCAAATGGAAGTAGTGAAGATAATACGTTGCCGCCCTCTTCGCCGCTCGATGATTTTTGTATGGAATCAAAGATAGTCGCGAATTGTTGTATAATTTGCGTAGAGTCGGTGATCTTAAATCCCTGACAGATAACATACTTTTCCGAGTTGGCAATTCGACTTGTATATGGTTTCATAATCGATACATGGTCATAATAATAACTCAGAATATATATTATATCGACAGTAGCCTTATGAAATACATCGAATATTTTTAATATGAACGACCCGCCTTGTTTCTGTAACGCAAGCGCATAAAAAACTTCGCATAATATTAATTTCGTGGCCATCGTCTCTTGATGATTAAAATCCACCGAGAAATCAAACCCTCCATCTGCGGTGACAATATCCATCTTGTTCTTGTATTTTTCCGCACAATACAGAAAGTTCTCTAGTGAAATCAAATTCCCGGTCTTATCTGCGCCGTTCTCGATAATCACATTTGGATGACTTTCAAGAAATGCGCGCGTCTTTTTCCATCCGGGACATATCGGGTCATCATTGACGAGGGTCATTCCGTAATAACGGTCATTCCCATATACATTTTTCGCCGTCGATGCCGTCGCCGACGCCGACGCCGCCGCCGCCGACGCCGACGCCGTGCTCCCCGACTCCGACTTTTGATTCTCGAATATACGGCGTGTCAGTTTCAAATATTCTTGCTCTTTCATATACTCGTCGTGAAACTCTGTATTCCGTTTAAGAATTTGTATCGACGACGCGGCGGCGGCAGCAGCGGAGGCAGCGGAGGCATTGCCATCGTTTTCACCTGTTGGCGTAGCATCCAACACCGACGAATAATCCGATCCATTTCCATTTCCATTTCCATTATGTGTCATTCTCTGCTGATATTCTAATCCGCGTAAATATGATATTGCTTCAATAAACCCGCCAGGCCCTTCCGCAAGATGAAACGTCTTTATTCCCATCTTATATTCCGGCTTATGAACGATTGTATGTTGATAACGCGAAAGAATGTTATTATTTTTAACAATTTCAATCATTTTGTAAAATGATCGGGATAATGGCCGTAGCTTGCTGATATTTGTTTTATTTCCTGTAATATTTGAATGAATATATTCATAAGGGTTCGTGAATTTTTTAATGTTGTCCCATGTATCTTGGTATCTTTCAATCTGATGCTTAATATCGCATAAATGTGCGTAAATGGACGAAGATACATAAACTTGATTCATAGTATCATTTGTCGCAACGCGTATATCTATGGGCATATAATCCTGAGTTTGATGCGTTATTATATCGACCTGTGGTAGTAAAAAATAATTAAAGTAGGACAATATTGGTCCATTATTTGATTTATTATGTTGCTCGCTCGAGGCCGAGCCTACTGTAGCAGTAGCTGTAGCAGTAGCAGCAGCTGTAGCAGTAGATGTGACGACTTCATGATCTGCTGAACCTTTGTAAGACGACGATGATGGTAATACAGGTTTAAAACAATTCTTTGGCGATTTTTTAAACATATTCGATTATAGTTATTCAGTAAATGTTTATAAGTCGGTTTTCTTCTTCGTTTGACGTTTCGGTTTGGCTGGTGCTTCTGTGGCTTCGGCTGGACCCGCGCCCATACCGCTGCTGCTACTGCTTTCCGTCGGCTTCACTTTCTTTGTTCGTTTTTGGATTTTCTTCTCTATTTGTTCGATAGGTGCGGATAGGGCTTCGGCTTCGGCTTCGGCTTCGGCGGGGGCTGCGGCGGCACTCGCACTCGCCTTTACAGTTAATTTCTTCGGTTTTGGCTTGATTTTCATTGTGGAAGAACTACTCTTCGCTTCTCCGCTCGCACTCGCACTCGCAGTCGCGCTCGCTTCCTTATTTTGTCGTTCTTCAAGAATACGCGCGGCAATCGCCGGTTTGGAAGCCACATCAATCGGCCGCGATGCTTTCGCAATCTTTTCAAGTGCGATAGTTTCTAGAGTGATGTCTGAATCAGTCCCGGCGGCTTGTGCGGACGATGCGAGGTGTTGTTCTTCTTGTAACCCAGCATAACTCAAGAAACTACTCTTCAATTGTTTCGCGTTAATGTTTCGGTTCTTTCGGAATATGAAATAACGATTGTAGAATGAAATCTGCTTTTCTTCTGCCGACATATATAACGCCGACCCGTATTCTTGTTGGCAACGTCGGTCCCATTCGCCGCCACCGCCGCCGCCGACGTCTTCGCGTTTCTTCTTACACTCGATTTCCATTTGATGATACATTCCGTCGAATGTCGCAGTTCCATCCGGCATAGGATTCGTGAGTGTCGTCTCGGCTTCTTCCGGTGTTACTAGGTCAAACCCGTAATTTTCAAGCAGCTGCGTCAGGTAGTCGAAATTCACGAGATATTCGCGCGTCATCTTATTAATCGAATCCTGAAAGACCTCGATTTCATATCCAATACTACTACTATCCGGTTCAAATTCCGTCTGATGATACTTTTTACGAACCGACCATATTTTCTGTGGGTCCGACCCTGCGGATGCCGACGCCGCCGACAGAATACTGAGTTCCGAACCGCTTTCCATGCGCGCCAACGCCTGAAAGATTCGCGCGCCATCAAAGCAAGTCCCGATGAAATATCCGCCTAACTTTGTACATTCTGAAACATTTTGTAGGAATGTATGAACCTTCATGATATTTTCAAAGAAGTAATGAATCGCAAACTGAACGGAGCATACATCGAACCCGTCAGATCCGCGACCATAATGCGGATAAACGCCGCGACCTAATAAACTCGCATCTTTTGCGCCTTCACCGAATATCGCGCGTGAAATAAGCCGGTATCTCTCACTAATTGCGGCCTGACCACTGCGGATTTCCTTGCTACTATCGGCGTGGATGAATATCGCATCCGGAATATTACGCTTTCGTTTCTTTACATCCAGATAACGCGCACAAACACCGTCGAATTTGTGCTCTAGGTTGTCCTTCGAGTAATCAATCCCGAATACAAATCCGAGCTTCGCAGCAATCCATTTCGGTAAATCGCCGCCTTTTCCGACCGCAAGGTCTATCAGTGTCTGTCCGGGACGCGCAACACTCATGATAAGTTTGCGTTTTACGAACAAATTGTGAAAATCGCGCATACCCTTGGTTAATGTGCGGACCTTTGTTCCGCGGCCGATATCGATGCCGCCGCCGCCGCCGCCGCCGCCATTTCCTGAATCAGCGTGATTGTAATAGATGTCGTCATTCGACAATTCATCTGGTATGCCCTCGCCAGTCATTATCATTTCGGGTGTAATCGCATTATGGATCGAATGCCAGTTATTATTTGCGACGTGATACGCGTTGCCGTAGTTTTTCCCGCCCGCGCGGTATTCTGCGGTTTTATCGTGGCGCACACGTAATCCTGACCATCTCCAATTCACCGGTTGTGTTTCATCATAGCTGAACTCAACAATTGTTTCATCTTGGATAATGTCATTCTCGGTCGTCATCATCTGGCTTACACCTGCTTCATCCGGGCGCAACATAATATGGCAAATATGCGCATCATTATCGTATGGGTATGTCGGGTAAAATGGCGCGGGTTTGTAGCTATCGCCGCCGCCACCGCCGCCGCCGCCACCGCCGCCGCCGCTGTCGTCTTGTTCTCGACCACCGCCTTCAATCAATGTAACGCAGGGATTCAAATGACCATGTTTTCGTTCATCATAGCCAACTCGCAATATCAACGTTTTATATTGCTGAATCTGGACGCAACGCGACATATCAATACCGCTTTTGAATATGTTACTTACAAGGTCTTCGTTGTCTTCGCCTTTTTTCGTTGTAACAAGAAAGTCGATAGTATTCATATGTGCGGGTTTCCATTTGAACGAATATTCCCATGTGGTTTTGTATAAGGGTCCCTGGGTTGTAGTATCATTTCGGACATTACTTCCGACTGCGAAGTCAATCGGAGTAAATATTAATCCGTCGGTATGATACTCAAATTGATGTTCGTTGGCTTTACGCAAGATGATCGCGCAACAATCAAAGATGGATTTGCCTCCGGCTGCGACCGCGACCCCCGACGACGACGGTGTCGCAATTTCGAATTTCTTGGTTTCAATACGAATCGGCGGTAATGAATCCGCACCACCGCTTACGCACTTCAATTGAAGGTTTTTAACGACACTTTCCATTAAAGGAAGTCGGAAATTGGTGACAACTTCATCTTCATTCATCGGAAAGAACAAACGCGAACGAACGTCGGCCTTATGAACGAAATAAACATCGAATACGAGGAACAAGTTGATGAAGTCGCCGCGTTTGTTATGAAGGATATGTTCTCCGTCGAGGAGTGTATTATATAGCTTTGTATTCAACGATACTGCTCCTGTGAATTGAAAGTTCATGTTTGTGTCGATAAGATATACATGGCCCGTTTTTGGTGCGACAAATAGGATTTTTCGCTGGCCATCCGCCTTTTCTGTAACCGAATAATTCATGCGAATATTGGGGACTTTGGAATCTGCGTCGATTGGGCGAATATTCTGCATTTGAAGTGTATAAGATGATGGACCGATGAAATGTTTGGGGCGAAGTAGCATATTGCCGCCCCGTCCTGATTCGCGTTCTCGCTCGCGCTCGCGTTCGCGCTTCTCACGCTCTCGATCACGCTCTCGATCACGCTCACGGTCGTCGTCCTTTCCAGCGCCTCCTCTACGCTGACGCTCGCGATCGCGATCACGAACATCGGCAGCTTCACTGTCACTGTCACTGTCGCTTCCTTGTTTTTCTTCCGGATGTAACAACTCGTAGTATCTCCGTTGAACGCCTCGCATCTCAGACAAAGAAACCGGATAATTCGTTCCTTGAAATCCAGACATCACAATCTTAATCATCTTGCGCAAATTATCCAAGAGATGCTTGGGATGATTGAATGACGTGCCTGGCCCAACAAGGTCATTTATCACCTCGATTTCGATCTCATATCGTATGGGACTTTCAAGCACTTTCGCCGCCTCAAATGTCGATGCCGAGATATAACCAGTCTGATCTTTATGCGATTCCTTCACGACGCTCATATCGATTTGGAACGGAAAATCGGGGTGTTTTAATGTGCTTCGATTGATATACCGAAAAGTCTTCTTGTTGTCGTTCCATGATTTCAAAATCGTTCTCGCAAGTGTAGATGTATTTGCGATACGTTTTTCGCGTTCATAGCTCACCTTGAAATTGAAGTCATCGAAAATGACTGGGTGTATCGTCTCGCCGCTACTGGCGGCGGCGCCCCCCTCACCCTCCTCCATACCACTCCTCCCGCTCCGACTCCCGTTGGTCTTCGCGTACATTTTCTGCGTAAAGAGGACATATTTCTCGTCCGGTGTATTCGTTTTACAATAATTCTGAACATCGTTGATTCCGTGGATTTCAGCGCGTATAAGCGAGAGCTTCGTCTGCCCGGTTTTCTGATCGATGAATTCGTTCTGAATCTTCAGCGAATATGCGTTCTTCTTCGCGAATTCAAACCCCGATGAAAGCAACTTTTGAAGCACACCGTCGAAATTATCCCTCGTCGTTGGGTTATTTCCGCGCGTTCCGAAGCGTATCTCCAGTTCTGGAATACCATCGCTCTTGTCAATGATGCCGTCTAAATACTCTTTTACTATATTTGAGAACTCTGATTGTTTATCGGCAACACTGCGGTTTCTCGGCATTGTATATATGAATAGGATATATTATTTATACGTTATTCATATATATATAGTTCAATTTTATACCATCGAACTTTCAACGGTCTATATACACCTTACAATACCTTCATACAGCTCCGGTTTTGTCTTTCGTTTTTCAGTTCCGATCGAACCGAACTTTCCCGGAGTCACATTCACCACCGGCAGATTCAATTTTTGTGAAATATCGACAAGGTCTTGTAACTTATAGGCCGACAACGGACGAATCGGAGCAGAAATACTCTCCATCAACCAATAATTTTTACGAATATATGCCAAGTATTCCATATTCACGTTATGCGGTGCTATATACAATACGTAATTCCCTTTGATTTTTTCAATAATAAAGGTGTCGCATCCGCTGCCCCCACCGCTGCTAATTTCGTAATACTTTCGGTATTGAACAATACACACTGAAATGGATTTACAGACCGCGATGGCGTGTAACGTCTCTAATGTAATAAACGGCTTATGGACCAGACTTTCTTCTAATCCGCTTAGCTTGATTTTATTTGCTTTCAATATCGGTTTATTTTGTCGCATCACTTCGATCAACTCAAACTTGAACCGATTGGATTCGACGTATGGGTTTTCGATAGTTTCATATTTTTCGGTTCCATATAACATAATATACGCCGACCATAATAATGAATCGGAACATGATGGCGGATATTTGTAACTGTATTGCGTCATCACGTCTGGGTGGAATACGACGGCGGGTGAAGCTGGTATTTCGCTATCAATTGTGGTGGCGGAACTACTGTCGTCGGCGTCGGTGTCGCTGTCGCTGAGAATAGATTCGGATGACGGTATATATACAAACGGTTCTACAGTCGGCGTCGGCGTCGGCGTCGGCGTCGGCAGCACCGGCGCGGTTCGTTCGCGCGAAGTCTTTGTTTCATAACATACAATATCACCACCAACAATATTGTCATTCGTAAATGAAAAAGAATTATAGAGACAAGGAATTATACCCGTCATCATCTGCTATATTATTTCACAAATTATCTTTATGCGTTTTATTGTTGAAGAATTCTTTCGTGAGACTTTGTTTATGCTCTTCCACTTCATTCAATTGTTTCTCTTGATTGATAACATATGTCATATAATCATATAATTCATGTAACAACTCATTATTCAATTTGGAAATATTCACAAATACGCCATTCTTATTCTCGTTAATCTGGGTATGCTTTGCGTTCAGGATTCGCAAAATTTCGATTTGATGGACAATCGGCATATTTTCAATACCGTCCTTTAAGGTCATTAGGTAATTGGTCTTTGCTTCTACATGCTGCGCAATCGTCTGAATTTCATTCATCGCAGTGAGACTCGCGACTGCGGTCGATGATTTTGACGAATAAAAAGAACCTGCTGCTGCCAACATTATTTTACATTACATATGAATCAAACTTTATATTCCATTCACGGTGAAACTGCGTCGAGTAACATCGCGATAATCGTCACATGAGTGTCATGTAATACAAACCTGCGTCCTATAATTTCAACAGTCAATATATCATTTTCTTCGATACGAGAGAATAACTCGCGCATTTGTGAGTTCATGTCGCGCGAGAGGAACACTTCAATCGGCGATACATTACCGTGTTGTAAATATCTGGCACCCGCGCGTATTCCTGCCTGGGTTATCGTCTTTGCGATACATTTTATAATTTTGTGTTCATCTGGAAAACAAATGAGACAATCTGCGGTGATGTCGAAATTGATATTGCCAGCGGCCAACGTTCCGCAAGAATGAGAACAAATGCTGATTGAATTTGGCGAGATATACCCCTCGACCGAACAACGCCCTTCTACACTTTTGGCGAGTTGGCTTCGTAATAACTGCGTTATATTCATGCTCTTGTTTATTTTATAGAATGGGATCGACAATGTGCGTCGGATTCTTTGTTTGACGAAGAGCTCGGGATCACAGTAGGGAGTGACATGTTCTGTTTCAACGAATGGTTCGATGACTACTATATTATTGTTGGGTGCTTCTGTTTCTGTTTCTGTTTCTGTTTCTTCTACGGCGGGTGGTGCGGGTTCCGCTGCTTTCTTCTTTGATTTCGGGCGAATTGTTCTCGTGCTCGTAAATGCCGACACCGACGATGCCATAATGACTATATCAATTCTAAAAATATGTTTATATCAGTATCAATTTTATTGTTTCAAATGTAATCACATATCACGACGTCGTATGGTTGTGAATTCGCGTCGGTGCCGGCGACGATTTCTTTATCTATGATTTGAAGCGGACGCCCACAACCGAATATCAATCCATCGCGAACAAGCGCGTCACATTCACTTTTGCTTGCGTGTGGAGGGATGTGCCGCATATCGCACTTATATACACCGTGACGTAATATCAGACAATTGAAATCATGAAGGCTCACTACAAATGGTTCTTCGCAGTGCTTACAAATGAATATATAGTCCATCGTTACGGTATTATACTATACTATAATACCATACTATTATCATGCGACGAACCTTATTATACCAGTTCTCCGATCACTGATATTGATTCGTCGCCAATTTCAAACCGTTGTCCAATCACCCTTACTCGAATTTCTTCCTCTTCTTGTAGGCGCGTAAAATCAGCGCGGTCGTAATGATGATCACGCGCGATAAATACTGTAACTGGCGATTTCGATTCATTCAATGTTGCGCGAATTCCCGCAAGACTTATATTCTTAATGACGCAGGAAAACACGACACCTTCTACCAAGGAACACGACTCGCATTCATAGACTACATCAAATATCGCATTTTTACCGTAGAGGTATCCATTAGAATAGGTAAGAATCTTTACACTACTCGGGCGAATGAAACCTTCAGCGGAGCACTTTCCTTCTACGGTTTTCGAGAGAATATGCTCCAACGTATCTTTTACATTACGTCCGATGATACGAAATGGAACCTGTATTTTGCGTGTTAATAAAATGGTTGTATAAATACCCAATTTTGGGGCGGATTGAATACTCTTTGTGGATAATGACATTAGCTACTACTATACTATAATATTGTTATACTTTATTTCTCTATATGTAATCTCTCGATGTCGCATAATAAAGCCTCGCATGGAGTGAAGAACCACTTCCGACCATTGATACTCTTGCGGTGGAATGTCCTCAATAGAAATTCTTGAAAGACGCATAACTCTCGTTGGGTCCTTTGTTTCGTATTCTCGGTGGTGAGTTTATATTCATCCCCTTGCGTTGGCGGGTTCATCGATAGAATCATATTAATGATATTGATGGCATCGGTTTTACCGGACTGGTCGCATCGCGCGCCTTTATCTCGTTTCTTTGACATTACTTTTACCTTGAAGACGAGATATTCCAGTTTGAATAATGAGATAAACCCGATAATCATATTCATGCTTCGAATTTGCTCTGTTTGGATTTTCCCTAAAAGAAGTTCGAAGTCACGCTCATCTTCTGGTTCAGCCGCAGTCCATTCTCGTGTTTCATACCGCAATACGATGAGTGTGAATAGTTCCTTCCTCTTCTTGTCAAATAATAACATTCCTTTATCTTCTGGCGTATTCGCAGCAGCAGCCGCAGCAGCTCTTCGCCCAACCAACGGTCGATGTATTACCTGTTGCGAATAATACTGAAGCAACATTCGTTCAAACGGCGTCAAAGGTTGAATGCCGCCGCTAGCGCTGCGCCCCATATTCATCGAATAATTATTCTTTTGATACAGGTAATTCAATAAAGTAAGACTGCCTTCAAACAGCAAATGTTCTAGTAGATTCGCGATGACAAGTTCGTGAAGTTCTTCTCTCGTGATTTGGAATTCTTCAGTTTGAGAGATTTGGTTGATTACCTTACCGCAATAATAATACCATTCATCCTGATCTTTTGTTGGTTTTTCATGAACCGTTTTACATGTTTCGAATGTGTTGAATAATGTGGTGATCATTTCTTCTACTTCGCCGCCTTCGATATTTTCCGCTGGTTCGGGTTCTGCGGCTGCGGCTGCTTCTGCTGGTGCGGCGCTGACAGGAACGGTGGGTGGCACTTCTGCCGCCGATGCCGCCGATGCCGCCGATGCCGCCGATGCCGCCAGTTTTTGAACTACCTTTATATTCGGGACAACCGCCGCTCCTTGTTTCGGTAGAATACCCAAATAATCTTCGGTTAATTCATTTTGAAGAGGATATTCTATGGCCGTATGTTTATAAGGAACTGGCACGCTACGTTCGTGTATGCTTATGCGCTTATCGGTGAGTTCAACCGGTTGAAACAGGTAATATTCGCCAACATTAATAACACGGCCAAGACGCCCATATTTATCATTTACATATTCATTCATATCCGTCACCATTTGTGTAAGTGCGAGATTGATCTGAGCAATCGGATACGGACGAACCGCATTTACGTGTGCGATAATTCCGTTGGGACCGGTCTTCTTATAGAAGAATGCCTCTTTATATAACTCTCGGATTTTGTGAATGATTTTATCCAAGTTCATCGACATAAACTTTTCGTTGAATGTATCGATTCGAACATCGCTGCGCGGTCTCTTGTCGGCAGCGCTGCCACTGCGGCCGGTGCCTTCGCCTTCGCTGTCGCTGTCGCTGTTGTCGCCCATCCCGTATAAATCATTCTGCTCTTGGATTGGGCGTCCATTTGAAAACGTCGGCCGACAAACATACTCGCAACGTTCCATATAATCACACAATGCGGAATACGGACGCGCGCCAACTTGATAGTTTATTTGTTTGCGTGACGAGAGATTCTGCTGAACAACCTGATTCAGTTGTGCGGCGGTTTGTGTATTATGTTGAACATTCAAGAGACAATCCACAGCGGATGTTCGCAGCACACGCGATACTACGCCAATCTTTACGGCTTTAAATTCAGATAGGCGGTATAAATAAAGATCGATCGCTTCTATATCCGGATTTGTCAATCGGCTTCCGTAGAGATACAATTCCACGTTTCGCCGAGAGAATGGCAGACGTTTGTGACTACAATTGCGGATAGCGCGTCCAATAATCTGTTCCAATAAATTCATGTTATACCACGGCTCCAAAATATGAACCTGTCGAATATTCTTGAAATCGAGACCTTCACTTCCGGCGACAGATATAATGACTACCTTCACGTTTTCGCCGTTGGTGTTATTTTCGCTGGTGAGTGCTTTCAGTTCATGTAAATTATCCGGCGAAATGGTGGGGTCGCCTGTAATCACCGAATACCTGGCTGGGCGGAACGGTTGGTTCGGAAATTCAGTCTGATGACGCCGTTGAGGAAGCATCGTAATCGCGTCAATACCTTGGACGGGTTTGCTGCGAAAAAATGACGAATTTGCCCCAGCAGCGCTATAACGCGTGAAACCGCATTCTTCTAACGCGAGTGCGATTGGAACAACGCCGCCGTCAATATACTGACTATAGACGAGGATTATGCCTTCGCTCGTCATAATTTTGTCGGTGATATTCTTGATTTTTGCGGAATACCGCCCGATGTTTTCCGGCGCAAATATCCGCGATGACGCTTTTGTCGTTGTTTCGCCGCGGGGCAATTTGAATGCGCGTATGAATTCAGGGCGATATTCGAAATTCAGGCGCATTGGTGGATTACCGACATCTTCATACGACATAACATGCCGCAATCCTTCTTTTCCAATACATGCGGCGATATCAAATTCGTCATTCGGGTTGTTTATGTATTCGATGAGTGATGGATGTGGATATACGATATTCAATGCTTCAAGAGGTTTCTGAACCGCAGCATAACCAATTGTATCCATATTTTCAAATGAGGGGAAGTCGGCTGCTTCAACGACGGTTGTTTCATCGACTGCGACTGCGCCTGCGCCTGTGACTGCGTGAGCGGCCTCTCCTCCTGCTGCGGATTTTGCGCCTTTGCCGGCACCCTTGCCTTTTCCTTTGCTAGCGCCTTCTGCGGCAATTGCCTTCTTTCGCCGCGCCATCGCCGTCTTTTTATAAATATACATCGCCTTCATATCACTAATAATAAAACGGTAGGCTGCTTCTTGAATATCGCCAACTTGCGTCATATAAACATCGATATGTTCAATGGGTTGGTCGATGTGACGACCGTTGAGTTGGGTTCGTGGATATCCGCCGCCGCCGCCGCCGCCGCTTATCTGCGCAAGAAGCGAGAATTCAGGCGAGTGTTCTCTCGGATATATACGATAAGGAAATGTGTATGGATTTTCACCACGAACGAATGAAACATATCCAGTCGCTTTTCGAATAAGAATGTCCTTTCCAATCTCTCGTCCATCCGCATCTACCCGGAAATTACCCCGGTCGTCAAACACATCCGCAATATCGATTGTCGCGCGTCGATCATTCAAGTTCATCAGGTTAATCAGCCACACAATTTCCTTGTAACTGTTATACATGGGCGTCCCTGAAAGAAGCAGCAAGCGCACATTATTCACCTTCTGGACGATCTGAAACAATATCTTCGCCACACGCTTATCGCGGTTATCATCCGTAATACGAATATTATGAACCTCGTCGATTATAATCAGCGTATTTGCGAATAATTTACGCAGTTTCGTCACCGATAATGTCTCGATTGCGAGAGTCTCCATTTCCGCGGCTTTGCTGACATCCGCCGCTGATTTACGGCCCTTCTTCGCGGCCACTCCCGACCCCGCTGCCCCCGCCGCAGCTCCAGTCTTTCGTCGAACCTCCTGTATCACCGCATCATCTTGTGAAAGCCCTATACTCGACGCATGGGTTCGCGCATAATTCGCAAATTCATTATACCCAAAAAATAGATAATGTGATGAAATAAGACGGCGGATTTGTTTGATGATTTTGTCACGCGTCAGACCCTTCATATTCATCGGGTTGATTTCTTTGATGAATTTATTCCCGGTACATGCGCGGATATTCCATACACCTGGCTCAATCTCTCGGAGTTCGCGTTCATCAAAGAGCTGAAGCCGGAAGTTTTCTTGAACGTTGGGGGATGCGATCACGATAATCTGTTGCGTTATTCCCATTTGCTTCATATAATCGCGCATCTCTTCTGCGACACTAATTGCGGAACAGGTCTTGCCGGTTCCTAGACCATGATACAACAACAAACTATTATATGGCGTCTCAACTGAGAGAAAGTTACGGACAAATTGCTGGTTGGGCGCGAGCTCTATCTGCGCATTACACAGAATCTCCGCCTCTTCTTCCACATTCTTCGTATTATCGACATCCATCTTGGTATCAAAGAATTCTTTACGAAGGGCGATTTTGGTATTAAAATTCGGGTCGTTTAGGGTGGGGTATAGGCCTTCGGCCGCGGCGGCTGCTGCGGCGGCGTCATCATCGTCATCGCCTGGCAATATCCCGATATCATGTAACGACGTCATCTCTCGTTCAAGCAACTCTTTTTTCAAGAGGAGTTTGTTAAATTCTTTACTAAATGGATTATTGAGTTCTTCTGGCTTCAAACGCTTACGCCCGTCTTCAAGTTCTTTTTCCATCATACGAATACGTTGTTTGGGGTCAGATTGAACCGCCGCAGCCCCCTGAGCCAGAGCAATCGCCGCGCCTGAACGTTTTTTCGGAACAGGTTTTATCGTGCGTTTCGCGGGGGCGGCGGTGGCGGCATCGGTAGCGGGAGGGTTATCTGGCATCGCAGCCAAAGCCGCCGCAGCGACAGATCCAACGGATGGTGGCGCGGCCGCCGTATCACCTGAATCCGCCGTCGTCGTCGCCGTCGTCGTCGAAATCGTTAGTTCTATTGGTATATTTTCATCTTCTTCTGCCATTTCCGTATTTATTGTATATAATATTGTAGGTAATGTGCCTTTATATATCTACATGAAATAAAAAGGAACCATAAATGTGAATTTGCGACGTCAAAATATGCGATAGCGGGATAATATGTTATTGATTTTACGAACAATCCCGATCTTTTCTAAATTGTAGGGTCGTATCGTGTGAATACACTCATCAAACGACATCCATTTCATGAGTCCTACCTCCATAATATCATGCGCCTTTTTCGGTTTCTTATCTAAATCCACCATCGCAAGAAAATACTTCTGCTTGTAACACTTCATATCCGATCCCATAAATATCTCTTCAAACGGCGCGATATTTTGTATAACATTATCGGTGGTGATGTCGTAACCAGTCTCTTCCAAGCATTCTCTCAGCGCACATGGAAGGTCTTTTTCATTATAATTCCGGCGTCCTTTGGGAAATCCCCACTCAGTTTCGGTCCATCGCGTGGTCGATTCGTCAATAAACTGGTGAAGCGTCTTTACACGCCCGTCTTTTGTGCGTATTCCGCCCAACACTTGTCGGTATTTTTCATATGAAATATGCTCTTCGTTTTTATACTGGCTTCCGCGCGTATATTCCCCCCATAATAGGCGCCAGAGCTGCTCAAACGTAAGGCGCAGCAGATTATCCTTTTCGGTCATCGTCATTTCGTCGATAATGCGCTGGATATATGCTTCATCGTTTAACGAATATTTGCCGCGTATAAAATCGACGAACCCGAACGAGTCACGGCGGCGTATCATTAGAAATTCCGGGCCGGTATCGCCACACCGAAACGCAATGACGCCGATACTTGTAATTGGCGCACGACAATTATTATAAACGTGATTCGTTCGATTACAATTATTACAGAAATACTTGTTTGTCTCTGTCGTGGTGGCGGCGGCAGCAGCGGCAGCAGCGGCAGCAGCGGTGGCGGCGGTAGATGTTGAGGATGCCGCAGCATTTTTACATCCTCTGTAGGACGTCGTTGCTACCGCGCCTGCGGCTGCCGCCGGTTTTACAACACTTCGCAATTGGCTAATTTCTAGATAAGACAATTCTGATTTAGGGTTTATTAATTTTAATGATTCTGGGAGGTATTCAGTATCGGCATCGGCAGTAGATGCGCCGACCGGAATTTCCGCCTTCGCTTCCTCTGCCATTTTCGCTTAATCGTAATTATGTTATTGTTTTTATGTCGTTTCATTATAGTATGATGATGAAACTCGATGCGAAAATATGGGGGCCACATTACTGGTTCTTTTTAATGACGGCTGCGGTAAATTACCCCGACCATGTAAATGACGTAGTCCGAAAGAAATACTATGACTTTGTTCAGAACTTCCCAATGCTCATTCCCGATCCGGAAATGTCGTCAGAGTTCGAGAGAATGTTGAGTAAATATCCGGTCACGCCTTATTTAGATAATCGCGATTCGTTTATTCGATGGGTTCATTTTATTCATAATCGTTATAATGTTCTCCTCATGAAGGACGAGATGCCTTTACATGACGCTCTCGAGAGATATTATCTACACTATCGCCCGAAACCGATACAAATACTGGAAGAATTGAAATACCGAGAGAAATTGGTGTATCTGCTGATGGTGGCGGGGTTGGGCTACGCGGCGTATTATTATCACAATAGGTGATCCAAGGTGGTCCATTTATCCCGATGATTTATTCGCTACTATATATAACCGATTACGAAATGGTAAAGACCGAATACATCGTATTTATTATTACAGCTGTGCTTATCGTGAATACATATTATGATGGGCACCTGATAAAGATGTTTCAAAGCAATCAAAAGTTCATTAAGATGGCCACGTTTGGTTTCGTAGGTCTCTCGCTCTTCATGTTCTTGCGCCGCAATCCGGAAAACTCTAGGCAATTGTTATATCATGCCAACGATATTATTAAGTATATGCCGATTAGTAAAGGAACCGCTGATATGATAACACCGTTTTTTGATATGACCAGGGTGCCGCCCCCGAACGACGGTGGTGCGATAGGCGGGGCGATAGGCGGGGGGATAGGGGGTGCTATGGCTAGTGCGATGGGAGTAAGAACCGCGCAGAATGTAGCACAGCCGTCGTTGGGGGGCGGCACCCCCGGCGGCACCCCCGCTGAACGCCGTTTGCTGAACTCCGGCAAAGGGTCTAGCAAACGTAGTGTTAGTGAAACCAAGAAAAAGTATGTTGCCGCCAACCAAGGATGGAAATGCGGGGATTGTCAGCGTCAGCTTCCCGCGTGGTTTGAGGTCGATCATGTCATCGCTTTAGAACATGGCGGTTCGAATCATGTCGATAATTTAGTTGCTTTATGTCGCGACTGCCATGGTAAAAAGACCGCGATGTCGTTTTTGTAATTCATCGCCTCTATTCAGGTCTTCCGTAATCGGACCGACATTATTATATCTTATAATTATAACTGATTGTTGTTATCATTATAACAAAGTATAAATATGTCGGCAACACCACTAGCACCACCGCCAGCAGCACCAGTAGCAGCAGTAGTAGCCACAATAAACGCAGTAAAAAGTTCCGAAGGCCAACGCGAATCAGAATCTGTAAGCTCACTCAAAGATTCATTTCACATAGATACGTTATTGAATTATCTTCCGATTATTGTCCTTGTTGTAATCATATTAATTGGGATCGTTTCATCTGATTTATTAAAAGACAATGCCGGTATTTTTGCTACATTAGTCATCGTATTTGCGTTTGTTACTTTCATACATTATTTCTCTCCAAGCAAGTTTGACACCCTCGAAACTGACAAATCGGAACCTACATTATTGCCAAAGCTTGACAATCTACTTGATTTTGCTGGGACTAAGAATATTATTATGCGTATTGTAATTCCGATTGGTCTATTTATCCTTGGTCTCGGCCTCGGTTTTGGCAGTATAGACGCTTCACGGAGAGCTGGAACTTATGACCCGTCGGTGGGTATGATGACAATAGGTGGAATTTTGATATCTGTCGGTGTAATTGTTATGGTACTGAATGTTATCAAAAAAAAACCAGTAACAGAATGGATTCATTACGTGGTATTGTCCATCATCATCGGTATTCCGCTTATTGTTCGCGGGAATGAAATAAAGTCCGATTTGGGGGGTAAATTAAAAGATGATAAAATTACTTCGGATGAATACAAAAAAGCAATCGCGAATAATAGTGCGGAATGGATGTTAGGTATTGGCGTATTCTTTCAAATTGCGGTTTTTATGGCATTTGGTTATTACTTGTGGAATTATACGAGCACCACTGGGTTTGATTTGAAAAAGGGTGGTATAATAGCAGCATTAATAGCACTAGTAATATTTATGCCAGGTGGAATATTCTTGTCGAAGAGTTTGGGCTTGACAGGCTCCGGTTTTGGTACAGATGATGATGAAAAACTAATCGATAAAGAGCCATTTGAATACAAAGCGTTTATGGTTCATGCCGTCATTTATCTTATTGTTGGTGTCGTATTTTTATTTATATTATTCGGACAAACTGAACAATTAAAGGTAGTAAAAATCGGCGGTTTATACGGTTTGCCTCTGACGCTAATTGTTGCGTGTATCGTAGTGGCGGCAGTTCAGCAAGCCAAAAATGATGAAAAGATGAATATCGGCACATTACAAAGCGATAAGGACGGCGTTTATTATAAACAATTAAGAGATGAAGCCGTCAAAGAATTAAAACAAAAAAATTCAAATGCGACAGAAGCGAATATTGAAGACGCGGTAACGGACCGTTTGGATAAGTTAAAAAAGGAATCACAAGGACCTACAACTGCGATTATGTGGTCATTTTCAATTATTTCATTGATTATTGTGGGTTTTATTATGGTTTTTTGGTTGCGTCGAAAACACTTATTTTCTGACAGCAGTCCTATTAGTGACGCCGACATTAAAGACAAAATGAAAGATGACAAGATGCTTTCGGATGACTGGGACAAATTATTAACCAACCCCGACAATGCCGGTATAAGCCTTACTATCCGTTTTGCCAAATGGTTTTCTTTTACACCCTTTTTATCGGTGATATTACTCATATTGTGGGTCTCTATCCTTTTTACGAATGTCACTACCTCGCCCACTACAACGAACTGGATCGGAAATAATTTCTCGGGTGATATGTTTCCGCGTGTGAAAGAATTGATCGACACATTTTTCATCGTTATTATAGCAGGTCTTTCATTATGTGCGATTTTATTGATCCCGATTGTCAAAGAAATGAATGTCGGTGGTCTTGAATCGATTCTGAAATTCGCAGAGTCGGTTCAGGTATGGCAATTCAACCCGGTCACATCATCTGACCTGACAAATTGGGGATTGGCCATTCTTGGATTTTTACTCGTATTCTTTATTGGATTGTCGTGGTGGTGGGATTACTTGAGGGTAAAAAAACCGGAAGAAGAAGCAAAAACCGGAGTGTCATTACCCATCGTTCCCGATAATTGGGGATGGGCAATCGCATTTGTGGTTCTTCTTGCGTTTTGTGTTATGCCGACATTTTTCAATATTCGTGGAGGTGACCCACGCGTAAATAAAGATTTCGCAAAAGAAAATGTGGTGAAACGAATCCTACGCCAAATTCTAACAACGGTTTATTTGGTTCCTTTACTTTTTGCGGTTGTGTTCCGCGCAGGTGTTTATGGTATTGCTTCTTTGACGGGACTCCAAGAATTTATTAATAAACGCAATGAGGCTCTTGATACATTAAAATTCTGGAATTGGGATGCTGAAAAGACCGACCTTCGCATGTTTCCGACGACGAAAGATGACAGACCAACACCGAAGAGTGTGACATCAGTGTTGGACATGGCTGCTTCTGCTTCTGCTTCTGCGGCTGCGGCTGCGGCTGCGGCTGCGGGTCCGGCTGCGGCTGCGGGTCCGGCTGCGGCTGCGGGTCCGGCTACCAAATCCACCGAACCCACCGGCATCAACGAAACCAAAGTTGGCGCAATCGGTAAGCTCATCAAAGTGATTTTACTCACGATATCATTCGTGATTCTGATTCTCGCCGTGATTTACTACGTCTATAAGATTGACGCAGAATTCACAAATAAAAGTAGCGGCGCCGATGGAACTGCGTCGGGCGGGTTCGTGGCACAGATGAATTCGCCTACCGCGCATACGATTTACGTGATTATGGCGATTGTCGCGGTAGCGGGTCTCGTCGCATATATTCGAGATAAATTCACAAAGACCAACGCAAAGACACCGGAGAATTACTTGTTCGATGACATGAAAACGGAAGACGCCACGCAACCTCTTCGACAGCTCGCGTTTGGTGCTACGCATATTTTGTATGTGATATTGATGGTGATTGTTTGGATATATGATCGCGACAAGGACGACAAGGATCGTATGTCAGTGACCGGAATGACGATTCTCGGTCTTGCTATTTTATTCTTTCATTACGGGTTAGAGTTTATCGATACGATGACCCCCAAAAAGTCGGATGGTGAAGAAAAACCCTCTGTCGCCGACCTCTTCGCAAATATCCGCTTCATTATCAACACCGTATTCTTCATCATATTATGCGCGCTTGCGTATTATAAACAGCACGGTGTCATGGTTGTCCTGATCATCGCCATGTTTATCTTTCATCTCACAAAATCCGCAATCGGAATAAAGCTGCTTCATTTGCTGTGGTTGGGTATTATTTACATTCCGTGTCTGTTCCTCGACCTTCTTCAGTCGTCGCAGTCGGCAGCTGGTGATACTACTCGCCCGATCTGGATTATCGTCGCAATAGAGTTACTGCTTATTGCGATTTTATTCGGCGGCCCTTATCTCTTGAACTATATCGGCGCCTCAGCTTCACAAATTGTAGCTGCGCCGCTTACTCTTAAGAATAAGTATGACACGAATTTGACTACACAAAGCCCCAAAATATTTATTTTCCACAATACAGGTATTGACCGCACGGATGACGATAAAGCAGCAAATTGTCCGGTGGAAGAAAAGAAGCGATACAACTACTCAATTTCCGGATGGTTCATTTTGAACAATAACGCGACTTCTACGAACAAAGATTTAGAGATATTTAATTTCGGTGACGTGCCAAAATTAACCTATAATCCATCTACGACGGAACTAAAACTGTTTTGTAATACAATTGATATATCAACTGGCCGACCCAAAGATACCCCCGAACCCATTTACAGTTCTAAGACCAACTATAACAATATCATTTCAGGAGAATCGAAAGAGAAACAACAGCGTATTAAGATGTTATTAGACAATGACGACGAACTCGACACGCCAATTCCTCTTCAAAGATGGAACTATTTCGTAGTGAATTATAACGGTAAAACGATGGACCTTTTCTTAAACACGAAACTGATTTCTCGTAGTGACTTCATCATGCCAGATATTCAAATGAAGCCGATTACTGTGGGTGACGGAACGGTCAATATTAAAACTCCTAGCAATACATTTAAAGGGTTGAATGGTTCGATTTGTAATTTCGCATTTCATAATACACCATTGACGAAGGACCAAATGCGATGGACGTATAATATGCTGAAATCGCAGAATCCGCCGATGATTGGAATGAAAACCATCGAGGATGAAGTGAAGGCGGCTGGATCTACCACGGTGTATTCAAAATAATCGCATATTTTCAGAATAAATGGTAATATAATATCTATAATATTTATACGAAGATATGAATTCAAAATTAGTTCTAGCAGTTATTGTGATTCTTCTGCTGTTATATGTCATTTTTAAGGCATTAACGACGACGTATTCAACTTTAGGAGCGATGCAGAAATGGGGAAATAAGACTATTTTACAGGGTTCAAATCTACCAAGTTCATTCAAAGCAAATAGCGCTATTTCAATCTGGTTCTATATCAAGAAGTGGGTGAATGGCACAAATATCGTCCAGTTTTATTCCGACGTAGGATCGAGCCTGCCCATCTTCCGCGTCTTATTCAAGAACAACACGAATACAATCCAGATTTTTCCCAAGGGTGTAAGTGATCCGGATATGAATTGCGAAATCGCGGAATTTCCTCTTCAAAAATGGGTGAATCTCATCATCAGTTTCAACGGTTCTGCGATGGACGTGTATGTCGATGGCAAACTGGTGAAATCATGTGTTGTAAGCACTGGTTCTGAACTTGCTAAAACCCAAAGTATTGAGTTAGGACATACGAATACAACCGATGATGTCGGTTTCATTACGAATGTTAAACTGAAGGCCGCCCCTATCGCGCCTCAGGAAGCATGGGATATTTATTCGCAAGGTTTTGGCGGAAGCCCTTGGAGTGATCTTCTTAACAAGTACAAGGTGAAGTTGAGCTTCATCGTAGATAATCAGGAGCAAGCTTCCGTCAGCACGTAAATATTATCAGATTTCGCGCAACTCCAATAAAAAACAATAGACTCATGAATGTATTGTTTTTTTTATTGATTTATATTAGTAACATTCTAATAATAACAATAATAAAATATGAGTGACAGCGGCGGCGATAATGGTGGTGGGTTTTTGAAAGGAATCTCATCTAGTTTTTCAAAGCCGAGTGACGCCGGTCTTTCTTCATCGAGCGGCGGTAGTTTTAGTCTGGGCGAATTTATGGAATCAAATAGTCTTGTCGCGAAATTCGCATTTATTTTGATGGTATTCATCGTGTTTTCTGTCTCGGTCAAATTGGCGATTATCGGATTATCCTATCTTATGCTTCCAAGCACCTCGCCGTTTGTTTTAGACGGAACCGCGAATACGGAAGATATGGCGATGAACATATCTCAAGATCCATCAAAACCAGAATCCGTATTTATCTCTCGGTCTATGAACGAAGACGGTGGTCTAGAATATACCTGGTCGGCGTGGTTTTTTATCAACCAAGTTCCGCTGAAAAAGGATCGGTATTCGAGAATCTTTAGCAAAGGAGGTGAAGGAACAAAGTCGGACGAAGACGGTATATATTATCCGAATAACGCACCCGGAATGTACATCCGTTTTACGGATTCAGTCAATGAGACGAACCCCGACCGAAAAGATAAGGGTATGAATGTATCTCTACTTGCGGTAGTGGATGTCAGCGGTAAAAATGATAATACGGCTGATAAACGTCGAAATTTACACGAACGTCTCATCGCGACGGATATTCCAATGAAGAACTGGGTGAATGCGGTGATTCGTGTGACAAATAACGTCATTGATATGTTTGTGAATGGTCGTCTTGTTCAGCGACGTAAAACATCGGGTATTCCTCTTCAAAATTATGGAAAGGTGAATATTGGCGAAGATAAGGCGGTGAATCGTTTTAGCGGTTATATATCTACGATACAGTATTTCAATTACTCGATTGGTTCGAATAAAATTAAGAGCATCGTGGATGAAGGCCCCAACATGAAGATGATTACATCTACCGGCGACGCATCCTCTACAAAGAACGCCGGTTCTTACCTTTCGAACAATTGGTACATGCGGTAATATTTTTTTACACGGACATATCAGCAATACTGGTGTAACAAAATATAATGGCTTCCGCGCCTACATGGACGCCATCATTACAACAAGATAATCCACCAAATAGTGAGGTTTATTTTAGTGGGGCCGACGCCTCTCGGTATAACATATACTCGTTGAGTTATAACACTACATTTACACTTTTACCTGGGACATTTACAATTCCAAGCACCGAGCCTGGCGCAGGATATCGCGACACCGATGTTCCGAGAGAAATTGTTAGTCGTCGTTCTACTCTTATCGGGGTTATTCCGCTTATCAACCTAACTTCCAATAATATCAATACCCCGATTACATTTTCCTTCCCGACCAATAGTTACACGGTATCGGTTGTATCATTAGACCGAGACTATTATGTAATTCCACAACCGTCGGGGAGTAATGGAAATGAAGCAAATCCCGATGGAATATATAAAAACCCGGGTGCGGCGGATATTCGTCTTCCGTATCGCAACGTCCTTGTCATCAATGGTATATATGATGTTAGTGGCGGGTTTCGTTATGATGTAACATCTACGATACTTCGAATGGAGATAAAACAGGCAGCGACAGCGTCGTATCTTGAGAAAAAGATATTTCTTCCAGTTACGATTACGAAAACCCGCACTGATATTAGTCACAATCCTTTTACCGGAATTGGAAGCATCAATCCTAGATCTAATCCAGAACCAACCGCCTTGGCATTCCAAACGAATTCTATTCCGGAAATCGGCGGCAATATTGTTCGCGAATATCTAAACGGGTTTATCGATCTTAATTTCACCGACTTTGCGAATACCACGCGTAAAAATATACAGAATGGGGCTCCTGATTACTCTCAGATTGAATATTATTTGTCAGTGGCTCTTCCGCGCGTATTCACGAAGAGTAATGATTACATTCAAATAACTGGTAATCGAATCACGTTCAAAAAGAGTACGATTTTACCGACTGGACTTCACTACGATCTACCCATCAAATTTCTCCAAGAAGAGACACCTATGTATCAGCGGTCGGCACAGCGTGTTGGCGATATGGCGGGTTATACTACAACGATTCGTATTATTATAGAGAAATCAACACCAACATTCGGCGATCAAATACCAGAAAAAAATACAGGAAATTTAAATACGATTTATAAGCTACCCGACATGAATAAGATGACATCCCAAGGGTCGTTTATTCTCACACCGCCAACTTCGACGAATACAGACATAGACGCGAGTTTTTCATTTAGTTCATCCAATGAAAATTTATTGACAATCCGAGTAAGTGGCGTCGGTGCGGCGACAGTTTATACCGCATATATGTACGGCTCTGGAATCGCAACTATAACCGTGATTCAATCCGCGACCACAAACTTCAATCAAAAAGTCGCAACATTCGACGTGAATATATTCGAAATCACACCCGCCGTCATCAATTGTAATACCAATCTATTTTATACAAATCCATATAATCGCCAATTTTGGACGCGTTTCAAACCAGAATGTCGTTCATCGGAATTATTCGATGTTGTTAGTGGGGCGAAATTAAGCGTTTCACAAGTGGATGAGGTTTATGATATGCGGCGCAAGGCCGAGATTCTAAAGTATAATAACAATGTCGGCGGTTTAACGAAAAAACAGAAATATGCGAAAGCGACTCGAGGCGAATTAATGCGGAATATCGGTAATTCGACAAAATATGTAACAGATACGACTAGCCCATTCGCGTTGATTTGTCCGCCGACAGCCACGAATAGCCGGATTTTATGCGGTCTTACATCTGCGTGCGGCGTTCCCGGGAAAGAGCGGTTATTGTGTTATGACCCTTCTGTGAATTTGTATAATTACAAACGCACCTATACATACGAAGCCGGTCTTCAACTCACGTCCAATATACCTACAACCGTATTGACTGAACCTACAAATTTGAAAATCGGTGATTATGACAATATAAATAAACGGGTTACACTAAATTGGGATGCCCCCGATTCAAATGGCGGTTTTCCAATAACGGGCTACGTCATCACGTATTCGGTTGATAATAAAACATGGGCGCCGTATGAAAGCGTTTTTCCATATAAACCTGCGGTGGGGTCTGTCGCAACATATAATCCGATTTCTGGTGAAATCAACGGGAATTCTGTCGTGTTTCAGAGAAAACCCGGTTCGATCGAAATTCGCGATAATACGGTTTATTATTTATCGGTCTTTTCGGGGAATGTTCGCGGACTATCAAGCGTTCCCGCAACAATCACCCTCAAAACATCATCCGTTCCGTCGATTATTAAAGATTTCGGATTCACAAACGCTCCAGATGAACGCGAGAACTTGATGGTGGATTTAAAATGGACCGACCCTATAAATACAGGAAGCAGTGGTAGCGGTTCATCCTATAATGGACCCGCAATTACAATGTATAACTTGTATTATCGAATGGTGCCGGATACAACATGGACGAAATTATCGATCAGTGTAGCGAATATTATCATAATGGAAGGCCAAACCCGCCGTTATGTATTACGTAACTTAACTAACCAAAATAAATATGAAATTAAAATAGAGCCCATCAATAATGTGGGCGTAGGACCCGAATCGACGATTATAACCGCCAGAACTCTGATGAGACCTGGTATTCCGACAGATGTAGTGATGACATCGAAATTTGGATTACTTCCGCCGTTGATTGAGGATTCAAGTCGCAACTATATTAATATCACATGGAAACGACCCGATTCTGGTGGTAGCGCTATTAAATACTATAACATTACGATTACGCCCCCGACATCGATGGGTTCGGTGATTACATATCCGTTCGATTTATCATCAAACGACATGAGTACATCATACAGTGCGAATGTTGCGAATATTAATAATCTTCCATTATTAGATGGTTCATACTCGGTTGTTATCGAAGCTTACAGCGGATTTCTGAATAGTATTGAAAGTGCTCGCGCGTTTGTTACAGTGAATCCAAGTTCAGCAAAAGCAATTATATTTGCCATAGATGGTTATTATACTTCAGCTGGATTAGAATATGCTGAAATGACATTTACAATCAATACTGCTTACGCTAGTTCCAACGAGATTTCATATATTCGTGTAAATGGGTTTAATTCAACTTATCAACCGAATCCGAGTCTTAATATTGATAGACAACCAATATCAGGAACAGGCCAACACCAAATACGAATACCGTCGATTTCGTCTGGAAGGGAAATTATTATTGTTGGAACAGAATATTTTATTACGATAACACTTGTATTTGCGAATGGAGAACAACAAACTAGTGAATTGTTTTCTTATACTCCCGAAATCAAATTTCTATCGTTCTAATGATTATTCTCTCAGTGTAGGATTCACGCAGATATCATGGCGTGAAAATACTTCACCAGACATACATTTATCACTGGCTTCTACCTTTACGCAACTTCGGAACCCGCGGTCTTCGCCGATGTAGCAATACCCGCCTTTACCCGTTTGGTGCTTTTGTGTGACACTCGTGCTATCATCGGCCCGTGGTGCTGTGCCGGTATAGCTTCGATCGGCTTTATCCAAGAATGTATATTTGTTGTCATCGCCAACAAACCCTGGCTTTTTATCGCTGCTGTTGGTCATCGATGGTGGGACTGGCGCACGATGTGGCACAATGGGGTGACGACCGGTATTGCTGTTGCCATTGGCATTGGCACCGCCGTCGGCGCCGTCGCCGTTGTCGCTGTCGCTGTCACTGTCACTGTCGCTGTCGCTGTCACTGTCGCTGTCGGGGCGTTGGACAGCGGTGTTGGGGGTATTTGTCATACGTCCAACAAGCCAACGCCCCTTATCCTCCATGGATTTGAAAAATGATATTACTTTATCACCGAATTCCCCCATTCCTAAATGAAAATCACTATTCGTTGATAAGCTACTCCACATAAACCATACAATTATACCGATGAGAATCAGCTTGATAAAGGTTCCGATAGAGAAAAAACTGCCGCTGCCCCCGTCGGCGTCGGCATCGCCGCTGCTATCGGATATGTCGAGAGACGGCATTTCTACGTCCTTAAACGTGTCTTGCGCCTTTTCCTTTATACTTGACAATATATTCGATTTCTTATCGAACATTATATTCGATTTCTTATCGAACATTATACCCGACTTTGTCATCTTGGCGAATGAGGATAACCCGCTATTCGCACTTTCATTATTTGTTGGTGCGCCAAGATTCGTGAATTTAAAAGAAGGAAGTGACATCTGTCTATATACAGTAGAGATAGAGATTATTCGTATGGACTATACTTCTTGGGCGCTATCGCCGGCGCTTGTGTGGTTGTCGCCCCCGCTGGTTCGTCTTCTTTTTTCCGGACAACCGTATTCATGGAGTTAAGTGCTTCCAGTCGTTTAATCGTGCGTTCTAAATCGCCATTCTTGTCGGCTGCGTATCCTGCGGACGAAAACAGATAATCCGTATCAGGACTAATCTCATGCTGTTTGATTTGCTTGTAAATCGCATTAATATTTCCCACCGCTGTTTCAATAATAAGCCGGTCATTGATCATTTCGATTTTACTATCGTATTCGGATGTAAGGAGTGAAATCGCAAAATAGACGAGATAACGCCGCTTCTTACGCACACCTGGTGTGAAACGAATACAATATAAGCGTAGGAGACTATTCACGATTTTTTGAGTCAAAGGCGAATGCTCTACCGCGTCATTACTTCGCGCGATAATCATATCCCATATCATCCATATGGGGTCAAATTGGAGTTTATCATCGACTGGAATGTGTGACCTACGTTCGCATCGACACGTCTCCTTCTTCGCCTTACAAATCGTCTCGAACTCGACAATCCACTCGACCCAGTAACACGCGAGGAGTGTATTTTTGGAGTCGCGAGAGATATGATACGCAAATTCGTTCATCGCGATGAAAATCTCTTTTGGGTCTCTTTCTCTAAAAAACTCCTGTGCGTAATCCACCCGCGGGGCTTTCAGGCGCTGTGACATCGTCGCGATATCGTATTCCTCCTTTTTCTTTATTTTCACACTCTCGTATTTGTGCTGGCGCTTCGAGTTGGCAAGAACACAAACGATTTCCGCGAATAATGACCGCATCTTTGGATGATTTCGTAATCGGAGTTCATTTCCCGTATAGCCATTCGAAATAATCGACTTGAAGCTCTCATAACGCATCTCGATATAAAGTGGTAGTTTAGGATTGGCTAAATGAATATACTTGCTCGCAAATGTGATAATTATATCCCAGAGTTCAAGATAATGTCCGGAGCATACGAGTTCCGCGCTCCAATAACACGCTGGTTCGATTTTAGAGCTGGACAAACTGTTCATTAATTCCTTTCGCACATCCGTTTTTTTGTATGCGGAAAAGGTTATACCGCGGAAATCGCTTTCGCCGCGAATATCATTTATCTCATTCGGGTCCGTCATTCGATACTAATTCATCCGGTTTTTTTCGCGCGAGAATAACGATAATAATTTTTTATAACGAAATACTAGTAAATGGCGGCATTATATAAATCGTTTTCTCAATATATTCAATCTATAACGCGATGGGAAGTTCTTACATTCTTGTTCATACTATTGATGATCGTCTGTTTTATTAAGCGTGACTTATCTTTACATGTGGAGGGTTTCAAGCAACGTGATAAATACAAGGTATATGAAAATGACGCGATATACGACAGTTTTTATGCGGATATTTACGACGAGCTCTTCATCCAGCCGAATAAAATAGAGGCCGAGGCGGATGAAGTTATTCATATTACCGGCGCTTTGAATGGTTCAGAAAGCGACAAGACGAATTTCAAGGTCGGCGATTTGGGGTGTGGTCGCGGGCATCATGTTCATGAACTTGTCAAGAAGGGCGTGCTAAATGTGGTCGGTTGCGATAAATCGGAAGCCATGCTTCAAAATGCGAGGGATTTATACCCAAAAAGTAAGTTTATCAAGGGCGACTTTATGAAACCGATGCTATTTAGTGAAGAAGAGTTCAATGTATTGACATGCTTTTACTTTACGGTGTATTATGTCAAAGATAAACGCTTGTTTCTCCAGAATTGCTATCAATGGCTGAAGCCGGAAGGCTATCTCATTCTTCATCTGGTCGATCGAAACCATTTTGACCCGATTGTTCCAGGCGGTAAGCCGCTATTCGTCGTTACACCTCAAAAATACGCGAAAGAACGCATCACCAATTCTCTCGTCAAGTTTCGCAGCTTTCAATATAAATCCGACTTTACCGCGCCGCCGCCGACGTCGTCGAAGAAGACGGGCGATAAGAATGTCGGGAAATTCGTCGAGAAGTTGATCGACGATAAAACCGGTAAAGTCCGAGAGAATATTCACACGTATTACATGCCGACGAACCGAGAAATGCTGGACATTGCAAAAGAGGTCGGTTTCACCATAACGGGGCAGGTTGATTTGGTTCATGTATTGAACGAATATCAGTATTTGTTTATACTGAAAAAAGTTGCGTAGGCAATGTAGGCATATTTTACAATTGTAATATAATGAATGACATTATAGCAGCGGCGGCCTCATGGATCCCACCCTTCTTTTTTCATTATATTATCGTCGTCGTATGTGTGATATTTATCACGTGTGTCGCTGTGTTGAAATTCAAATACTTATATTGGTATAACCAACCATTGACATTTCGATTTACGCTGCGGCGGTTCGGTAGCGGTGATCGCGGGGGGCGGCGGCAAGCGTCGAGTATAATGAATCCGCTGTCTCTCAGCAACCGATGTTATACCGCGGTCGTCTATCCTTTCTTGAATCATGTAAATCATGTGAATGTAAAGGTCGTAGATGCTTCCGACGACACAGAAACCGCCGCCGCCACCGCCGCCGCCACCGCCGCGATTCATCATTTCGAGAGAATCGCCGCATTATTATCTCGTCCTGAAACGGAAATTATGGCTCCTGGTAGAATACGAGAGAATGTGTATATGGAGTGGGGATGTATATCTTCAGATACTCTTCGTATTATTCTCTCGCAACCTACGTTTGGTCTCTCGCCATTCATCGGATTACTTCACCGACCTCATGACGTCGCCGCCGTCGCCGCCGATGCCGCCGCCATTAAGGGTGTTGCTGTTGTAACACCGCGCATTATGATGTCGTTTGATGGCGGTAGCCAGACATCGCCGGTTCATTCTGTCAGTATTTACATGTGCGAATATCTGGCGTGGGAAAGATACACGACGAGTGAGCTCCAATCTCTCGAACTTATTGAAACAACAGAATATATCCAGAAGTCACGAGAGATTGCGGGCGAACAAACATTATATCGTTATTGCGAAATCCCGTGGTTCGTTATTCCCTTTACGACAGTTTATACATATACATTTCGTATGCCGCTGAATGCCGCGGCGATGCCGCATCTCGGAAATGGAATGTCGGTCGTCCGCGTTTCATCGGCGAATATGGCGCTATTTTATTCTTTTGTAAATGAATGTTCGAGAGATTTCCGTTGTTGTATATTTAATGAATTCACACAACTCCAATCTCTCGTAACACATGGAATATACCGTATTTATTTATTGATATTCAACCAAGTGCGTGTCGTGGCGGCTTATATATTTGCGCCTTCGTGGATGACGGCGGCCAAGCACTCGTCGTCGTCGTCGTCGATGAGACGAAAAACGGGAAAGAATTCGACGAAGGCCAACCGTATATCGGACCTTCACGAGCATATTTCGAAGACATCTACCGCTCTCGTAAAATATATACCTCCGGTGCGCGCACCACAATATGACCCTTTTGGAAAAAGGGTTTCGAGAGAAACGGCGGCTGGGGGGAGTGCGCCCGGACAACAAAATAGCGATGATTCTATTTTATTATTGATCTCATCTATTCAACACAGGTCATTATGCGACAAAGGCGATTTCGTGAATGGATTTTATTCTGCGGCCACCGCAGCCGCCGCCGCCGCCGCTTCGACGGGCGTATCAACACTTCATGCGAAGACAAACCCGTGCTTGGTCATGATAGATACATTGGCGCATAATTATCGATTGATTGACGATATCACGAAGTCGGCATCTACTGCGACGACGACGACGACGACGACGTCAGGCGCATACCAACTGTTGTCACAGGATAAATGGTATTACATTCTATATAATGCCATTATACATGAAGAGACGGTGTGTAAGGATATTTTGATGATATAGCGAGCGTAGCGAGCCGGTGGTAGCGAGCCGGTGGTAGCGAGCCGGTGAGCGTTATCTTCGATAATACAGGGTTTGCGCACGTCTGTTCATACCACCACCAAACATACCACCAGCTCTACTTCCTCCTGCGACCGCATGTGTAAAAGTATCAACGACAAAGATGATAAATATTCCTAAAAAGCAGTATAATACAAGTTCTTCGATGACGTGACCCGTTTTCTCGTCCTTCTTTTCCTCAAGCATGTGAATAATATAATTCAACTTTTCGATCAATGCGGCGTTCGTTCCAGACATACCGCTGCCCCCACCCCCACCCCCGCCCCCGCCCCCGCCGCCGCTCGCCAACTGATTCGCAAGTGTTTCAGCATAAGGCACAAACTGTTCATAGTATCGTGATGCGTATGCGTTTGTGCTAAATGGAGCCGTCTTATCTGCTACAACATCCTTCTTCGGCGCACCGGAAATTCCTGTTAATTTCTCAAAATAAGGACTCACGTTGTCGGCAGTTGGCGCCGCAGAGTCCATTCCTTCCAATAACGTGGATGAATAGGATGAACCGGGGTTTAGGGAATTCATTTGAGTTGTTTTTCGCACAACTTGCGGTGTTTTGCTAGATACTGTTTCGGCACCACGAATAATCCCAGAATGAGATACGTTTGTCGCATAAACACCCATACCTTGCGCAGGATACGACGGAAGAAGAGACGATGACGACTCATCGGGGTCTTCTTCACTATCTTCCCCCCCCTTACGATGAATATTCTCGATATAATCCTTGATTTGTTTTATTTTCTTTCCGGCCGTTGTAGCCGTCGGCGTCGTCGTAGTCGTCGGCGCGATTTCTTGATTTCTTGGAATCTTTAGGGTTCGATTCTTAAGGCCGCCGCCGCCGACGCCATTTCGGCGAATATTGTTTTTGGGTTCATTATTATTACTACTTTCGGCATATTCCGAAAAACCTAAAGATGTCATGTTCTCCTATAAAAAAATGAGATATTAATTCAGCGAAAGATTGCTTCAGTTATATACGAAAAATATATTTGTTATGTATATAAGACGAAAATGGTGAAATTGAGCAAGGAACTCACTTTAGGTGTTTTGTTGGTGGTGATCGTTATCATGGTTCTTAAACCCAACCTTCTCGGGTTTTTGTACAATAACGTCCTGGGCAAACTTATCTTTGTTGCTGCGGTCGTGTTTCTTTCCTTGAAACATACTGCTGCCGGATTGTTGGCCGTCGTGTTTGTCGCGATGGTTGCTTCGATGAGTGGCTACCATGGTTTCGAAGGTATGGCTGTTCCTGACGATGAAGATGCCGTCACCGAAGGTGCTGAAGGACAAGATACTGCGACTGATAAGAAGAAGTGCGAAGGTGAAAACTGCGACTCTGATGAAACTAAGGAGGGCGCTGAACCCCAAAAGGACTTAGTTGGCGACATCAATAAGATGCTTAAGACGAAGTAAATATGTAATTTATATCCTACGAATAATACATAATACATAATACATAATACATATACAATACGAATGTCGTGTATATGTGTAACGAATTATATCTAGTCTAATAATAGTAGTCGTATTCGATGGAACTTCAATATTATTTTCAATATATTTTATCGTGGATTTATCACAACGTTCTTTATACAGATGCTTCATTCGCAATTCTTCGGATAATACTGTTCATCGGGTTACTCAGTTTATTGGTATATCGGGAATATGTATTATTTACCTTATTGTGTATTGTGATAATCGCCGCGGAGGGGTTTCGCATGATACAGCAGCAGGACGGTTTAATTGAATTACAGAATAACCATCTATGGCCGTGGGCTCAAGGGGCGATGCCGCGCGCGGCAGGTATTGATATTACATCCGGCGTTCCTATCAAGGAGGGGTTTTCACTCGGATGGCTTCCGAAAATCGTTAAAGGCGATGATACCGGCAAAGACCACCGACGATCCAATAAATTTATAGAGGAAGACAGTAATGATTTTACAGATAAGTATTTCAAAAGCAAGCAGTGCTCGATTGGAAGCGGGGCTGGTAGTATAAGTATGTTCGGCAGTAATGAAATTATAGGCGATTCGCGAACAGTCAAATTAAGCGGAATATATGATTTTGCCGGTAATGTTACGGATATATTAAAATATTTCATGGATTGCGTATATGACCCGGTATATCGAAGCCAGCAGGGTATGGAAGATTTTCGAGAAACAAAGAAAAAGATGTATTCTGACATCAATAACCATATCATCCATATAAACCGATGTCTAAAACGGTTCAATACTGGCGTGTTATTCAATACGACGTCGGATATTACCGCAGATAAAAGTAATCCGATATCGTTATCGAACCTTGATGCCGAAAATGCTAGTTACAAATTGCCTGTGGATGCCAACAACCCTATTGTCACGTATGTTTCTCTCATCAATGGAACGGACAACGCCGAAAAAATGAAAAACATCCAACCTTTGAATAAGGGCCAAAATGGTGATAATTCTAGCGACCAAACATACCGTGATTTAATTTCTAAGATGAATACGGATGAACGGTATAAAAATAAAGATGCCCTGAAACAGAAGTATTTAAACATTTATAGTAAAGTGTATGGGTATCGCAAACGAATTGATGAAATTCTTTCGATGATGCGAACACAAACAAAGAATGACTCGTCGTTGTTACATACTATCCGCGTGGATGAGCGCATAATTCAAGAGCTGCGCATGATATTGGCGTATCTCGAGACCATTAAACGAACGAAAGATATTATCGTGTTTGAATTGCGCGATGATACTGGTAATCCCGACGCAATACGGATTTATGAAATGCTTAGTCCGCTGCCACAGTCACTAGCGCCAATAACCCTCAATGCCGAGCAAAAAGCGCGTCGCGATACCATTATCGGCGATAACAGTATTTTCAAGATACCGATGGATGATGATACATATAATACAAATGACGAAAAGAGGTATTTATATGGTATTACATACTATTTCGATGAGACAAATAGGTAGCCGTAAATATTATATAGGAATAATATAGGAAACAGTATTACTACTTAAAAGTATTCAAAGATATGGAACTGCGAACAATCGCAATTTTGTTACTGATGGCGTCTATTGTTCTCATTACATCCGCATTTGGAACGTATCAGGACGGTATTGAAAAAGAGAAAGAAAGAAGCGGCAGTGGTCATGCGAGTAAGAAGGCGGCCGTTGTCGCCGACAAAGCCCAGCAACGGAAAGAACTGGTTGGTGCTGCTGGTGCTGGAACGTCGTATAAGCAAAGCAGCGCGCATCTAGACGTCTCTGAGAAAGTGGATGGCCCTTATGTAAAGGAAGGACCGAACACCTATCGCGGAAAAGCCGGTGGTTACGACTTGCGCGACACGTATAATAGCGACGACGAACGCGACGACGCCGACAGTGACAGCGACAGCGACGACGACGACGACAAAAGCGACAACGACGACGGCAAAAACAAAGGCAAGCCGCCGACCGAGTTTCAACGAAAAATCAAGTATATCAAAACGATATTTAAAGAGATATTTAGTAAGTGGAAATCCCAAGAACCGATTATGGCGCCGACCAGTATTGAAGAAGACCTTTCGGCGATAGATGTGGAGGGGTTTAAAATCCGCGAGAAATTTAAGAGGGGTGCGCGTCAAGGTATGCGAAAACTGAGAAACGCGTTTCGCGGACGACGCAACTCGTAAGAAATAATCTATTGTAATAGTAACCATAATGTCAAAAAATAAACGTAGTAGTCGCAACAGCACTTCACGGAGAAAAGAACCGATGGCGAGTCAGGTCGCGGGCGCAGGGGCGGCGGGCGCAGGCGCAGGCGCAGCAGCAGGCACACCCAACCCACAATCCGGTGGTGCTCCCGGATCCATCGCGTCATCCCCGCTCATTCCACACATCACCTTGAAATCATTTACGGACCTTTTTTCTGGAAAAACAAACTTCTTCACACTACAATCGCCGGCCAACAATATCATGAACTCGAAGGTCTTGACCGCGATGCACAACTTCTTCCACAACCTGAATACGAGCACATTTTTCGCCGGTTTTGTCATGATTATCCTGAATATCGGGTCGCGATATATCAACCTGGACTTGAACTCATCGACGGAGTCATGGATTAAATACCTGATGAGTAAAGAGGTGCTTGTGTTTGCGGTGAGCTGGATGGGCACGCGCAGTATATATTACGCTCTTGTAATCACTGCTTGCTTTACGATCGTAGCGGACCACCTCATGAATGTAGATAGCAAGTATTGCGTGATTCCGCCCAAATTTAGGGATTTACATACGATGACGGAAGAGAAACATGGGCCGCAGAAAAATGTGAGCGATTTAGAAATCAGTAATGCTTTACACACACTCGAGAAGGCGAAGAAGGAGAAGGAGGAAACCGACCATTTAGAATTGGTGAAGTATCACCGGATGTTCAAGGATGATTCATTCGAGTCGTCACAGCCGGCGAAGGTGGGTG